GAAATCTGAGTAATTAAATTGAGTTCCGAATTGGGCGAGGATATCATCATTATATTGAGATATCCTATTCTTCACAATCAATTTGATATCCGAAGCTTTGAGTACAGTAGATTTTGAATTAAATCGGACAATCGAATCTACTTGTATAAAGGTGTAATTCGGATCTACAATCTCTGGGGTAACTGTAACTAGATTCTTATTTGAGATAATACTAGAAAGAATTCTTTCTTTTTCTGCGTTAGTAAGAACGAAACCATTCTGGGGTTTGAATGATATAAACACTTTCCCGTAGATTGGTGGATCGTTATCCTGCCCACCCCAAACAGAAATCGATTGAGCAAGAGGATAATCTCGCTCGATAAAGAACTTATAATCTTCGGTAGTTACGGCTCTGCCTTGTGTCTTGAAACTATTCACTGCATTAATTCTGACACGATCTAAAGATTCTTCTTCCGAACCGCCATATGAAGAAACAACATTTGTGAAGATAACAGAAGAATTACCGAATCTACCATCAATAGTTGTAGATAGATTGAAATCGGAACATCCATTAGAAGCATCACCCAAAGAAGTCTGATAAGTTAAAATAACAATGTTACCGGATGATAATTTGGTTCCCAATACACCATCACCGAATGATAATTCATATCTTCTATTCGCAGATTCGAATAGATAATAAATTGCAGATTCGGGTGTCAGGGTCTTGATATCTGATATCTTCTCGTATGTAGTAGATCTCGTATCAGTGCTCGAATTTCTAACAACAACTTCAATTGAATCCAGATCAATATTGAAATTGTCAATATAGAACTTCTCATTCAAAATACCAGTCGAAGTATATGAGATTGTAATCCAAGATCCTTCTCTGACTTTGATATCTGAGAAGCTATACACCCCACCAGAAGAAGTTGCCGAATATGAGTTAATGGGGGAGAATAGATAAGTTACATTGTCTTTCTGTGAAGTGAATATGGTGTTCTTATCTATGAAAATTGTATTGCCGTTTAATTTCGTGGGATCGGTTTCTGTGATGGTGAAGGATAATTCGGCTACAGAAGATTTCTTTGATTTGGGGGTATAACCTAGTCCTTTTGCGAGTGAAACAACAGATGATCTTATTTGTGCGGTATCAAGAAAATTCTCATTAAACGCCATGTTTAGATAAACAGAGTTATAATGAGTGTTGAATGCCAACACATCTAATAGTAACGAAAGTCCAGATCCTTCATAATTGTAGTCGGTGAAATCTGAGTTATTGGCAATAAAGGCTGCTAAATTTGATCGAATTGCTTCAAAATCTAGCTCCGAGATTAGGGTGTTTCTGTTATCTGCCATTCTACCTGACTCTTTCTAAGTTGATGCTTATTGATACTGGTTCTTCGATATTTACCACATAGAAAAATACACTAATTGCAATTTCATTAGGATTTGATGTTTCCGAAACATCCACTTTAATTAATCTTGCTCTAGGCTCGAAATTATTTATCACGTCCTTAATCGATCTCTCTATAACAATAACCGTATCCGGTCCTATGTTTTCGAATAGCGAAGAATATACAGCAGAACCAATCTCAGAATGAAAAGGACGTTCATTGAATTTAGTCAAGATGAGTAACTTAACCGAACGCTTTACTGCATCGATATCTTTTAATGTATATATATCTGATGTTTTCGGATTCTTGGCGAATGAGATATCTATATCTTTATATCTATCAACTATTGTAGAGGCCATAAGATTTATTTATCTCTACAGAAAAGGGATCTTGGAGATTGATCCTAATGAAGTGATTGTTGTATTAAAGGTATCAATTGTTGTATTAATAGAGTTATATAATTGGACATACTCACTATTCTTAGGATCAATCGCAGCAGGTAACTGTGGTAGAGTTTTTCTCGGTTTTCTTTTTGCATTAAACGCTGTCTTAATCTTGGTTAAATTTTGTGCAATAATCTTTATATTCTGTGCAGTATTAACAAGATTATCGGCAATGTATTTTGTATTCTGGATCGCCGCATTAACTTTATTAATCTCACCCAATGCCACATTTATATCTTGAATCTTACCAGTAGCATCTATACCCAGATCAGTAACCGATAATATCGCAGAATTGATTGTCGCTAAATTGGAACTGAGGGTGGCAATTTCACCGTTGATATAATCATTGACTTCATCTATCTGGTTCTGGACTGCATTCTGTGAATTTGTAATTGTCTGTAGAGAAGAATTATCATTCGCTATCTTCGTATATCCATCGATAGTCCTTGATAAAGAACCTGATTGCGAATTAAGTGTTGAAGTTATGTTCGTAATTGAACTGATCTTCTGTGTTAGGTTTTGAGTAGTCAGAGTCGATAACTCAGTCTGGAGTGAATTGATCGTTCCGTTGACTGAATTTATCTGCGACACGGTTGAAGTTAAAACTGTATTTAATTCAGAAGATATAATACCTTCGGCGTTAAGAACACCCAGGGTAGCGTATGCAGATTGACTAATCGAAGTCCAAGAAACGCCTCTATTTATGAATGGAGCGATAATAGCAGCAGCTTCCATCGCAATCGTCGTAGCTCTTTGTATTTTAAGTGAAACTGATTTAGGGATCTTCGCAATTAGCGCAGCAAAGATAAAAGCCGATGTTGGAATATTTGGTATCATATCTTATGGGTTAAAAGTTAATGGACCTACTGGTGCAGTCTTCGGGAATTTTCTAGAAACATTCGGGGATTCCAGATTAATTCTGACTAGAGATTTAACATTAATCATCGAAGCCAATGATTCGATATCTAAATTCGTACCTGTCTTTATCCTAGTGGAAAGTAAAGAACCCATTGTGGTGCTTATTGTAGAATTTACCGAAGTGAATGCGCTATTGAGTGTCACAGAACCAACAGATCCTATTTCGGTGGATATGGTAGAATTCACTATAGTAGAAGTAACCGATGAAATATTCATGTTACCGATTGATTGCAGACCCATCGTTGTATTAGAAGCTATAGCAATCGATCCAGTCGTTGTATTTGCCGTTAGATTTCTCGTGGCAGTCATTCGAATATTATCGGCAGTTACGTTCAAATCTCCACCAGCATCTATGTTGATATCTTTTTCTGCTGTAACCGAAACGTTCTGATGGCAATATAACGAAGTATCACCCTTCACAACAACAGTTGCCTTCTCGTTCGCCTCGACATTAATATCATTTGCAGAGTAAAGATTCACTCGTCCGTCTACCGTGATATTACAAGATCCTTGAATATAGATATTATCATCACCCACAATAATCGAGAAATTATCTCCATTAATCTTCGTTAATTTATTCGCTTTCTTTTCTCCACCATCATTAACTTCGTATACTTCATAGAAAGTACCCAGACCATGATACTCATGAATTCGGGTCTTATCTTTCGTATCATCCCATTCTTTAATATGTCCGGATTGAGTCTGGAATACTTTATTGAATGGATACTTAGCGTCGTAGATAGGATCTGGTTCAACCCAAGAAGTATCATCTCCTTGATCTCTGGGTCCACCATTATTAGAAACTTTCTCAAGAGCAACAGGAATAGGTTCTTTAATAGCCTTATCTTTTTTCTGTTGTACGATAGTTTCGGTTATCTTTTCTGCTCTTGCTAATCTATTAGTATCTGGTTCTTTGATATATGGATCTTGCGGATAGTAATCAAATGGATCAGAGAATCCTAATCTTGGATTCGGTCTTTCTTGTGGGATGCCTCCTATCGTCCCGAATACAACAGGCTCTTGACAATTCTGACCATCACGAAAGAATCCGACAACCCAAGTTCCTTCTACTGGCCCAACCGGAGTATCACCTATTCCGTTCATAGAAGCCGAAGTAATTGGCATGATAGGATAAGCCCAGGGTAATTCAGCCGTCGGGATTTTGTTCTTTAATTCTGTATGAATACCAAGGATTCGCACACGAAGTCTGCCTAGCTTCAAAGGGTCCATTCTATCTTCTACGACACCCTGAAACCACACAAACCCATCAAATCCCATGAATCCATTTGTACTAGCCATTAGATCTTATATAACCTCTAACTTCTTTCTTGAGCGCATCTTTGGCACATTCCAAGGACATTGAATATTCCGATTTATTGAATGTATGTCTTATTGCAGTAATTAGATATTTACCTTCGTAGAATTCATCTAATTTTGTTTCGCCATTTGGTTCTGGTGACGGCAACTCGAAATAAATTATATCTCCTGCTTCCAGATACCCATCTCCAGGTAAAGATATTCTTATCTTGTAATTATTTAATGAAGCTATTCTATTCATCCTCGAAGAAGAAATTTGCGATAACCTATTCGGAGATTCAGCCGTACCAGATGGATTGAATATTGATCTCGATTCGGAATAATCGGTGAATGTCTTACCGAATCTATCTCTTACTCCGGAGTATATTTTGTAATCTGCTGTATGTTCATATTTGTCGAATTGATCTTCGTAATTAAAATTAATTTCTTTCCATTCTTTCTTCGTTATATCATGATAGATGAATTTGCTATTGAATAATCCATAATCATTTGCCTTGATTGTGTCGAATGAATGCATTACTTCATATGATTTGGCGTTCGAAAAAAACATGTAATAATCTGGATCGGTGGTATTTTGATTGACTAAAACAACATTAGAAGGACGATAGAATATTCTCTTTTTTTCGTCATAAGCCAACATATCATCCAGGGAAAGAAACCAGAATTTCGTAGATACATCTGTGCTATATCTCGAATTAATATATGATAATCTATCGGCTTCGGTGCCCCCATCATTATAAAGAGTCTGATAAAAGAAGAAAGTTGAATTGTTGTTATAAGTCAAAGAAGTACTTCTAGAAGCACACCAACTAATTGCTTTGAATGGATTCCAGTCTGGAATCACGACATCGAATTGATTAGATGTTTTTTCAAATTCATACGAAGAAGTTGTGTTGAATTCATTGAATATATTCTCGATAATTTCCAACATGGTCTTAGACTTATAAGACTTTGATATTCTGATATTCCTATCAAGAACACCCTCTTCCGACATGAAGTGTATTTCATAATTCTGTGATCTATCGGTAGGTAGAGATTTGTTCTTGATATCTGTTACTCTGCCGATGAATTTCAGTGGATTATTCTGTGGATCAGTCCATTTACCGCTCTCATCAATAATTTGATATGATGGCATTTCCAATTCAATAAGAATTACCTCATTACCCATTATAGGCAAACCGTATTGTTTACCACTTATTAAGTTAAGCGCCTCGGTTACAGTAACATATCCAGTGACGACTGGAGAATATATCGACTCGAAGAAATTAATCTCATCGAATAGGGTAAATAAATCAACTGACTTACCTCCCTCAGATATAAGATAGATCGATTTTAAGTTGTAGTTTCCAGGTAGAATTTTTGGCATCTTATCTCATTAGATTAGTAAATGCGTTTACGAATGTATTTAAGTATCTTTCTTGAATAACTAAGATAGTTCTCTTCGATTCGTTTTGTTCTAATTCATAATCATATAGAGAAATTGATTTTCTCATCAGAATACCATTCTCGAATTGTGGAGTATCGTTATATTTCTCTTCGGGAACTTGTACCCAGTAAGCAGCATCTTCTACTTCGTCATCTGAATATTGCAAAGAACTTGTTCTGATATAATATATGAAAGAAGTTGCAGCAATAGAAATTGAACCGTACTTTTGTTCTATATACTGAGTTAATTGAGAATCTGTAAGAGGAAAATCATAGAATCTATCGAATCTCTTATTAATCAACATAATAACCCAATAAAACTCAGGTGATCTGTACAACTTATTAGAAACATCTTCTATTGTTTCGGTTTCTAACATTGTGTAATTGTAGAACAGAGATTTATCGTCGAGTAAAGATTCTTTCCTGACAACTAATGAAGTGATATTCTTGAGTAAAAGAAACTCGTTTTTCTCTGTGAAATCTGGATATTCAACCCAATTGAAAGTATTGAAATATGGCATGTATATCCTTATTGTGTGTTAGAATTGTTCTGGGTGTTGATTGCTGATATCGAATACTCTTCAATTGATTTCTGAATCTGCAAAATAACTTCTTTTGTGAGAATCTGAACTTCTTTGAATTTCAGAACAAGATCTACTTCTACGGGCGCAGCAGTATCCTTGAATGTCACAAAATTATTGTTACCGGAATAATTAACATCAATACCAGTCAACACCGAAGTCAAAACAAATGGTAGATACTTATTCTTAGCGATAGCTCCTTTTGAATCTTTCGTATAGAAAGTAATATCAAAATCGGATGGATATCTTAATAAGAATGATTGTCCGTCTAATTCTGGATGCATGTGAAACCTGAGTAGATTCACGATCTCTTTAATTTTCTCGGATTCCATTCTATTTTTGGCTATCAACTTATATGACATGTCAAATTCCCGAAACTTAACGCCCTCGAATAGCAACTCTGAGTGTGGGTTTAAGGACAGACCTTGATAACCACCAATAGTGGGAAGTATGGATTGTGTAATCGATGTGCCCTGAGTTGTTGCCGATTTAAATGCATTAGCAGCAACCTCCCCCAACCTAGCGCCAATTACACCGGAACCGATGGTAGACAAAACCGATCCGATTCCACCAGCAATCTTCAATCCTTCTTTTGTTAGGTCTAGTGTATTGTAAGATACACCATAGTTAGTTTTAAGACTGATAGGAACTGGTAGGAATATGGTGTAAGTTGTTTTTGTTTTATTGCCACCCCTATTCAGTGCCTGTCCACCGGACAAAAAACCAAACGAACTTGCTACTCGTGTTTTTTCTGTTTGTATGCCATTTACATTCTGCACAACACCCGGAGATGGGCTATAATTAACATTTGTTTCAGCAGACTCATTTATATAGATTACCATGAATTGATTTCCGTACCGAGAAGATACTTCATTATCGGTAGTTAGATTATCAGGAAATTGAATCTTTTGCATAAATATATTTATTCATGGCTTATTCTGGAAAATATATACCAAAAAATCCGCAGAAATACAAAGGTAATTCAAATAATATTGTCTGGAGATCTACTTGGGAGTTGAGAATGTTAAAGTTTCTCGATTCAAATCCTTCTATTATAGAATGGGGTTCTGAGGAAGTAATTATACCATATGTTTCACCGATAGACAATAAGGTACATAGATATTTTGTTGATTTCTATGTTAAGGTAAAGTCCAAGTCCGGATCGATAAATAAATTCCTCATCGAAGTTAAACCATATAATCAAACTATTCAACCAAAGAAACCGAAGAGAATAACAGAATCATATCGATCATCGGTTGTTACATATCTTGTGAATGGGGCTAAATGGGCTGCGGCGAAGAAATGGGCAGAAGAGCGAGGAATGTCTTTCTATGTATTTACAGAGAACGAACTATTCAATAAATAGTATTATATGAAATCTCTGAACGATTTTAAGACACATATAACTAAAGAAGGCATTGTATCACAAAATAGATATGATGTTTTTTTCTACAGATCTAATAGTGATTGGAAAACGTCACCTAGAGATCTAACATTCAGATGCGATTCATTGAATATCCCAGGTATACAAATAACAACAGCAGATTATAAATTGTATGGTGGACAACCTATCTTAAAGATACCAAATTCTAGAGTCCAAGACGATGTACAGATCACATTTCTCACAATGGGGAAAATGACAGACAAGTATTTCTTCGAAGAATGGTTGGATTCTATTTCAGATTTTTCGAGCAATTCTATAGCATATTACAACGATGTTGCATCTGATATCGACATCGATGTGTATAATGATATATATGAAGAATCTACCTCAAGATTATTACCTGATGTATTATTTGAAGAACCTACTACTGTTGTCAATGTCTCAGATATAACGAAAACGACAAATTCGCTATCACTAGTAAATTTATTAGCAGATCAATATTCATATTTGAATGGTGTAGGTAATGGAAAAACAAAACCAATTTACACGGTAAAGTTAGTCAAAGCAATTCCAACTAGAATAGAATCTGTTCAAGTGGGTTGGGCAGATACTGATACTCCCCTAAAATATACAGTTAATTTCGCATATGAATCGCTAAAGTTTGAATCGTCAGCCAATAGAACAAATAAGATATTCAACCATCTAGATAAGATACAAAGATAAGGAAAATTATGTTACCCAAATTGAATCATCCAAAATATGAAGTGAAGATTCCCTCAACCGGAGGGTCGTACAAGTTCAGACCGTATACCGTCAGAGAACAGAAAATTCTACTTATGATGCAAGATTCAACAGATATAGATGAGTTAACTGATTGCGTCAAAGATTTGATTATATCATGTTCTTTGAACGAAAAATTCAATCCGGATTCACTCAGTTATTTCGACATTGAATATTTGTTCTTGAAGATCAGATCAAAATCAGTCGGAGAAATTACTCAGATTTCATTTAAGTGTAACAACATCGTCGAAGAATCAATATGTGGCGGAATCAATAGAATCGATGTCTCATTAGATGATGTTGCCGTGGATTTCTCGAATACCCCATCACCAACAATTCAGATTGGATCAAATCTCTATATCAAACTAGGTTATCCAACGATCACGTCAGCTAAGTTATTGGAGCAATACAACCACACCAAAGAAATGGATAAGTTATTGGCTGCAATTTCTATTGATGTAATTCATATCTCTGATTCAGAAAAGATATACGACGATTTCACTTCGGATGAATTAAAAGATCTACTATTATCACTTGAATTGAGCGCATTTTCTAAAATCATCGAGTTCTATGCGAATTGTCCAAAGATTAAGAAAGAAATAGGTTTCGTGTGTTCTAAGTGTGGATATGAGGAAAGAATTGTTTTATCAGGGTTATCGGATTTTTTCGAATAGCCATTAATAATGATGATTTGATGAACTATTACATTAGTAATTTTACGATGGCTCAGTTTTACAAATACTCTCTTACTGAATTAGATGATATGTATCCTTTTGAAAGAGAGATCTACATATCCTTACTCAATAAACATATAGAAGAGGAAAACGAGAGAAGAAAGAATGGCAAAAAAACTTAGTAAGAAAACCAGATCGATTGCTGATATAATTGGAGCTAGTAATAGAGAAGTAGCCAAAAATATCGATGCCCTTTCTTCTCAATTATCCGAATTAACTAATCTTATCATCGAAGATAGAAAGTTAAAAGAAACCGAATCAAAGAAAAGGTCTTCATTAGATCGTAGGATAGCGATACAGGATGCCAAACAAAAAGCCATAAATCTTGCATACGAAAGCGAGTTAAAAGAATTATCATCGGAAAGAAGATCAATTGGATTCAAGATTAATTCTCTCTTAGCAGAAGAGAAGAAGATTCAAGCAGAAGAGAAAAAGAAGTCGGAGGAGGAAGCCAGAGCATATACATCTCAAGCCGAAAAAGCATATGCTTCTGGTGATTTCGTAAGTGGTTTATTCTTGTCGTTTTTGGGTAGAAATGAACCTACAAAGGAAGAACAAAAAGAAGCAGCAAAGAAAGAAGCCGCAGTAGAACGTGAGGCCCTACTAGGTGAGTTAGAGAAACAGAGAAAAGATCTAAAAGAACAACAAAAGGCACTTCGTTCTGAACTTAAAACAGAATTGAAAAGTGGATTTGCTACTTTCAATAAATCGCTAATTGAATTAAAAGAAGACGAGACGGCTATACTAAGAGATACTATAGATGACGTATCTAAAGAATCAATTATACCAAAAATTATTAATGTTCATATTGTATCACTCGATAAAAAGATACATAATAAGATTGACAAATTAATAGATGGGGTAAATGAATTAAAATACACGAATAAGGGATTCGGATTACCTTTTACCGGAAATCAAATTTTTCCTAGTGGCAATTTACCAAAAGGAACCTCTACACTAGGAAGAGTCGGTCGTCTAGCAGGAAAGGCAGCTATCCCATTAACGATTGCTATGGGCGCATATGATGCTTTTATGGGTGGCACGGATATTGGTGTCAATAAAATACTTCCTTCCAGACGTGGAAAAGAAACCACACCTATATCTCTAGCAGAAAGAGTTAGATCCGGAAAATCTTCTATGTTATCCGGATTAACTTTAGGATTCATTAGTCCAGAGACAATCGCAAAAGCAATGGAATCTCCTTTCGGTCAGTTAATCGAGAAAATGGGAAATATACTGAACCCATTAATCGAAATACCTTTAATACTAGAGAAATTGTATGATAATTTACCTAGCGTATTGAAAACTAAACCAAAAAAACTAGAACCATCGGATATTAAGGCACCGTCAAGAGAATCTTATGTATCTCCTTCAGTGAAAGAATCTATCGACAAAACATTCGAAGATCCTAAACTAAAAAACATGGTTCAGCAAATAATTATATCTGAATCTGGTGGTAAGAAAGATATCATAAATGCGGTAGGTGCTGCCGGATTATATCAATTTACCCAAAGTACTGCAAAAGATATCGCCAAGAAAACTGGTAGAGAAGATATCATTAGAGAAATCGAAGGCACAAAAATAATTAAATTTACTGAAGATCCTACAGTAAAAACGTTAAGTAAACAAGGAAAGAGTGAAGAATTATCTCAGTATATAAAAGCAACTTATCCAGAATCAACTGCTGTTGCGGTGTCTAAACTATCAGAAGAACAGCAAACTGCAATGTACAAACAATTTCTTAGACCGCTAATTGAGTATAAAGGTTCTGATATAGCAGTCGAAGATATTAAGTCATATGGATTCGCACCAAAATATCTTGATGCAGTAAAATCAGGAAATATGAATACTGTATTATATGACAGGGATAGTCAGGCATTTAAGTGGAATCCTGTGTTTGAAAAATGGGATTTAGATCGAAATGGATTGACTGCTCAGGAATTATTGAATGGCGTTTCGTCTATGATGAAAAACAACCAATCAAATAATACAACCAAAAAACAATCCCCTTCTAAGATTACTCCATACGAATCCACTTCATCGGAAATCAAATCACTTGAATCGGATTATAATAAGTTGGGTAATGCTCCAGAAAATTCTGAGATGCGTAAAACTTTAGCGAAAAAAATACAAATCAACAGAAACAAACTAGTGCAAATGGAAAAACGTTCTGATCTAAGATTCAAAGAAATCGATACTGGTTCGTTAGATTACAAAACGAAGTATCCGCAGATATACTCCGAGTTAGACAAAGAACGTTCGAATGAAATATCGAGTGGAAGAATACAGAAAGATATATATGGTAACCCTTTATCTGTAGCCGAAAGATTGCGTTATAGGCAAATATATGAAGATAAAACCGGATTATCTTCCTCTGAAGAAGGTTTATCTTACAATAAAATTAAAGAAAGAGTTAATGAAATATTAGTCCAAAATAACACACCTAAATCTTCGTCTGTTAATGTGGGGGCTGTGGTCGAAGATCGTCGAGCAATGGAACCAAGCAATACTTCACCAATGACTAGTATAAATGCACCGACAGTAAACAATATATCCAATAACACTGTGTCGAGCGTTAGAGAAAAACCAAGAGATGTATTCTATCCAGAATCAATGTATTTACAGAGAATATTTGGAATACCGGGTTAAACTAAATAAGAATATGCCAAAAACATTCAGAGATATAAAAGAAGAGTTACTATTGGAATATGAATTTGGGTTTCTTAGACCGGGGAAGACTCCATATAGAAAATATGGTAGTAATACTAGTAGTGGATATGACCATACGGCATTAGCACAGAAACTTGGTTATAATTACGATAAAGAACGAGGAGCCGTAGAAAACGCATTAATCGGTGGTAATATCAGATACTGGTACATACCGAAAGGTGATTTTAATGCACTGACACATAAATTCAGTGAAATCGCTAGAGTTGGCTACGAATTCATAAATGAACCAGACCAAAGAGAATTGGTGAACAAACATCTAAAAAAGATTCGTGGAGCAAGTGAAATTATTTTTGATATATATGACCCAACAACAAAACGACACAAATCACAAGAATTTCGCAGTGCCGAAGATGCTTTGAAATTTCTAGGAGAATCTACTGAACCCATGATATCAGAAATCAGAAAATCAGAGAAGATTCTAGGTAAGGAAAAAAAACTAGAGGGTTACGGTCATGCCGCCGCCTTAAAGTGGATCAAAGATAATAACATAGATCCAGACACACATGCGGTCACCATGACTAGTATCCCCAAGGTTGGTATCAATCCTGGTTCAAAATATAATACACCAATTGGTATTTACTTTTATCCGATGGAGTATTATATTAAAACAATCGAAAAAGAAGAAAGACTACCTTTCGCACACGGTGAAAAATATATCAACATCTTGAAATTCAAATCCAACAAGATACTAGATTTGTCTAAATATGATTCGGTATTCGATATAAATCAAATCGAATCGCTCGCCAACAATGAAAAAGTTAAAGAACAAACAAAAGATTTCATTGATTTAAGTTATACTGGTTCTAGGACAAGAACAGATGGCGGTAGATTGTGGTATGTGCTAATGGCACTTTCTAATTATCTATCCATATCTAAATCTAAAATATTCAAGAAATCATATAAAGCTTCTATCATCTGGAACTGGTTGATTAGACAAATGGGTTACGATATTGTCATTGATCCGGATGATGAAGGCATTATACATGAAAATGAACCGACCCAAGGATTCGCAACTTCATTAAAGAGTATCCAGTGGGTGAAAACATTCGATAATGTCGATGACTATAGTCTTAGTCAAAGAAAAGGTATATTTATATTGAATGATCCAGATGCACCAGATTCAGAAAAAATGGATATATTGAAGAACCAACCTGAACTAATAACTGGTATGAATAATCCATCTGATGTAATGAAGTGGGCGGCTATTAAATCGAGATCATATATCATACAATTTATAAAAAACCCTACCGAAGAAATGCAGGAGTTTGTCGTAGAACGAGATTATAATAATATCAGATGGATATTAGAACCAACTCAAAAAGTTAGAAGGTTAGTTATTGATGAAACACTCGGTAATATATTCAATAAAGTAGCCACTTCAATATTTACTGAAGATGATATGATTTACGCTGTCGAAAAATACCCAGAATCAATTAGATATATGTATGAACCATCAGAAAAAGTTCAGTTATTGGCATTCAGTAAGATTGCACCACGAAATCTAGAATGGGTTGCAGGTATCATTTTTGATGAATTATCCGACAAAGTAAAGGCTCTAATAGCAGATAGATTAGAGAACAAAAACGAAACTACGTCGGTTCTAAAAAAATATTATCATGGAACAAGCGATATATATCTGAATAATATATTAAAATATGGTTTAAGACCAAACAAAGAAGGTAAAATTTATATTACAACAAACCAATTAATAGCAAAAGTCGAAGCCTTCAATACAACATATGGTGATATGGGTTATGGTATTATGAAATGGCCACCTGAACCACATGAACTAAAATCTAAAGGTGTTGGTGGTAATGCGATTGTCGTTGAATTAGAATTATCGAATAAAGATGTATCCAATATTAAAAAGGATAAAGAATATTTCGATGAAGATGAAGCATATTATATCGAAACAAAAATACCGCCATCCGCCCTTGTAACATCTAAAAATTACGGAAAAAATCCAACTAAAGATGTGATCGATTATGTAACTGGTGCTGAATAATCACGATCATTTAATCAGGAATCTTCCAATCGCCACCATTCACTCTGCATTTAGTAATGGTGGCTTTTTTTCGTTCACCATCAATAATTACAGCAATCTCGAATTCTTTACATTCGATTTTCTCTTCATAAGAACATTCTCGGGTTCCTTCGGTATAAGATCTCTCCTGTGTTTTCTTACCGATAACATATCCGATAACACCCGCACCGATACCAATGGCTGCTGCCGCCCCAGGACTCACCCTATTATCATGTCTGTAATATCCCATTCTATTCGGGTAATACTTTCGATACAACCAATGTTCGGCAATGAGAGAATTAGATAATACTAGAAGAACCAGAATCTTTGCTAACATATTTGTTGATATCCTTCGGGTTAATGATCTTTAAATCTATGATATTCTCAATACGAAAAGATCTATACTCACTCTTATTTAGATCGAATGCGGATATGATAGATCTATTGTCTTCTTTAATCTTGTCAGTTTTTTTCTCGTATACAGGAACGAAATCAGAACTTTTCGTGCATAACATTGTTCTGATATCACCACATTTCTTCACAAAAGTAACTAGACAAAGATTGTTGTATAACTTCTTCAATAGATCGGTACGATATTCTAGAAGTTCTTCTACGGTATCAAATCTCATCGATCACCCTCGAATTCAAGTAGAATTTGCTTACTGGCTGACTCATGATTCATGTTAATGAGAAGAATAATATTGTGAATTGCTTTGTAGAGATCCTTAGGATTTCTGCCTTCTTTCTTTCCGTATCGAGCTAGATACTCGATAGCATTGGAAATGTAGGAGGACTCAGCATGTCCTATAGAAGCGAGTAAATCATTAACTTGAATTCCATTCCCGCCAACATAATGAGAGGAATAAGTTGATTCGATATATTTCTCTACATCAGATAAGATCTTCTTTTCATTGTACTTCATATCAAACTCCCCATAGATTATCTAGATCTTCTTTTTCTAACATATCACCGTTCATGTTATCCTCACCGTGTATCACGAGAGAAACTTTAGCTTGCCTGAACATCTCAATCGTTCTTGATTCGTGATCCTGATAAATAGAATCCGCTTTCCTGAAAGCATTTATATTCTTAGGTGAAATAATAACTTGTTTAATACCAGATTGAATAATTCCTCTTGCACAATCCACACACGGAAAATGTGAAACATACATCGTGCATCCATTTACACTATTTCCCATTCTAGCTGCATTATAGATAGCATTACGTTCGGCATGTTCCACCCAATGATATTTCTCAGGTTTCTCCCACTTAATCGGATCGGATTCATTCATTCCCCGGACCATTCCATTAAATCCGGTTGATCTGATTTCATGCTCGTTTCCGACTATGATAGCAGAAGTCTTAGTCTTGTCTTTCGATTTTATTGAAATATAATCGAGTAAATTAATGAAGTATTCATCCCAAGTCATGTGTAGTAGATTAATCCTAGATCGTCACGAACTTCAGTTAGAACTTGTCCTAGCCAATTTGTTCCTTGCCATTCTTGGGGTCGAGTACAACGTGGGTCTTCGATTCCCATACCAATACCCCAGATTCTATCTGATGGCGAACATTCCACAAATTCACCCGGTTCTTCCATTAGGATTTTGAGTAATCCTCGATTACTTGTGAACTTAGCCATGTTACCCATATACACAAATGTCTTCGCTAATGAATTCCAAAGATCGGCATCGAAGTTAGGAATCATTCTCCCTAATGCCTTACACTCTGCCGGATGTTTTGCGTTCAAGATATCATTTTCCAGTGGACCTTTGAATAAGCGATTCTTCGCCCACATCATGTACATTTCTGCATTCATGAACTCAATACCATCTAATACAAAATTGGCCGGATACCATTGCGAAAACACCCCACCGTAAAATAAGATATATCCATCTGTTGCAATATAATTATTTGTGTATTTCATTTATCACTCACTCCACAACACTTCTTCTTCTTCACTTCTTCTTCTTTAATCGGCATAAGCAATCCTTCAACTAAATCCTTTATGTGTTATCGGACCGTGTAAGTCAAGATAACTTTGTTCATCTTTGATTCCTTTTAGGATCGACTGGATTTGAAGAAATGGGACATAATGTTTCGTCGGATTGGGCGTCCCAAAATGTTCGGCGATAATATCACACATCCTCTTAGCACCAACAGGATTCAACGAATGAACTATACATGTATCCTTTGGCCACTTATCATTTTCTAACATCCAGAGAACGAAATCGTATCCGGTCTTCTCTTCTGTTTGTTTATCTTCGTAATGTTCTGGTGCCAGATCATGATCCAACCAAGCTTCTTCGATTTCATACGAAGACATGATAGCAACTGCTTCGTCATAATTCTTGGCGATTTTCCAATTACCGATGAAAGGACAAGGACGTACATCGTCTAACCAAAGTTTCATGATTCGTATTTTTCCTTTAACTCTTTGAGTAATTGGCGCTCTTTTTCTTCTTTATCGGATTGGATTCGTGCTAAAATTTCTCTTTTTTTCTGCTCGTCATATTCAATCCGCTTCTGTTCCGCTTTTCGTTCTGCTTCGATAACCTCTTCGATGGGGAGAGTTAAATATTGTGTTGGGAACTTAATATCATGACTATCATCATAGTCATAAAAATTCTCAAGTCTTACAGTAGTTTCGAAATTTCCCACAGAGACATCGGCAGCAATATACCGTTCGTCGCATCCGGGTTTTATTAGATTTCTAATTATGGCAACCTCTATTGCTATTTTTTTGCACATAGAGTCAATCACATTTTTCGATTCTATATAATCTCGAACTTGTTTTTCCGTTATCATTGTGATACACCCCATTCCTCATGACCACAATGGTCACATTTACTAATCAACTTCTTCGCTTTCGCTTCTTCGATATAACGTTCCGCTTCGAACGGTCCTAGCGCACAATGCACAGAACTAAGACGCTTAATCTTACCTTTTGAATTTTTTCGATAAGGAACATAATTCATATGATATGAACCATATTCATCTTCATATGATTCATTTTCTACATAGTAGATTATCTCTTCACCATTCTCAATTCGTTTGATTTCTTTCATATAATAATCAATCTCTTATTAAGTATAGCATCTTTTTCTGATAATGTCAACTTTTTGAGGAATTTTTTTATCGTATCTTCTGTTCCGCCTTTTCTGTCAGGCGATACCAAAGCAATTAATATATCAGAATCTCTTGCTATCAATCCGTTTCTTGCATATGCAACTCTGGAATATGCGACTCTTTTTGGAACACCATCAGCCACCAACCTATAATACTCTTCCTCATCCGGATTATGAATTATGATCGGGATACCACTCGATTCAGCAATAAATTCGGCGAATGCATCACCACCTTTTTTGCAACCACCAGAAACCAGAGTAATATCATCATCGATGAAATCCGATAACGCATTTATCAAACCAATTACATCATCACGACCTGTTCGTTTTCTGGAACCTATGATACCGATATTCATCGTCTATCGTCGTATACAACCATAGTCACTTCGATGATATCTTCGGTTTCTTCGGCGAAGTCCAAGAGAATATCAATCACCCTCGATAAGCTTCCGCCAGCCAATCCACACCCAATCTTAGGGAATCCGATAGATATCTTTTCTTGTATATCTTGGTTCTTCTTAATCTCGATTACTTCTTCTTTAATTCGTTTTAGTACTGTCTTGAATGCATCATATTCAAACACATCACCATATCTAGAATAAGTGTATTGAGTATATGCATTGAATATATCAAACTTACCTGTATGGAAGGCGCTGAACGTCCCGAGTTTTTCTTTATCTGCAATCTTCGTCAGACGATCCACTTCTGCCGCACCGGGATATTTGATTGCAATTTGTCCTGCGATACCGGATCCCATCGCATGAAAACAATTACAACCATGCACAATAATATGGAAGTCACCACGCTCTGCTAATTCTAATAGATCGCCTCTGATAATTCTCATGATAATCCTTTATTTAAGTGTACCGTGATTAACTGGCTCACGGTACCAGAAGCCTCATCGTTACCATGAGGTAACGAGCAACCTGCTAGATTACTCTAGCATTCCCTAACCGTTACTGATAAAGTCGTTAAACTTCTCGGCTTCGGCAATGATTTGCTCTGTAGTTGGTAACTTAGGAAGCTTAGGATAATCAATATCCTTTCCTTCACGATTCGAATGATATTCATCAATCAAAGCTTCTCTTGTTTGCATCACTGGAAGTTCCAGTACATCCTTAGCCAACTTCAATACTTCTAAACGAATTTCATATGGTGTTTTTCCCATATAGTCTCCTATGTGTGTGTTTTATTGTTTTTGGTGTGATTGAAATAAATCTCAATCAATTTGAAGGTCGTCTCTCCGTCCTGTCGTCAAGTCTGATTCGTGGTGACTTTCCCTGTACCAAGTTGCGGTTATTACTCGTCAGTTTCCCCGGTTACTTGCCACCCAGTTTTTGCGTAGCGGGTTGCCCTACAGTTGGGGATCACAACCATTTCCCTAAATGGAGCCGGATATCAGAGTCGAACTGATAACCCCCTGCTTACAAGACAGGTGCTCTGCCAATTGAGCTAACCCGGCAAATACTATGGAACAATCAATTTTACATAACTATTATAATCATTATTCTCACCAACCCATTGTTTAGCTTCTTCTTCGGTCTTGAATGCAGCTATTGGCTCCGACATACCATAATAACCGTAATCTTCGAAACAAACATAAATTTCCATAGTTATTCCTCAACAACCAATTTTACATAGTCATTTTTTCCTATTATAGATTTGTTTTCAACAACCCATTGTTTAGCTTCTTCTTCGGTCTTGAATGCTGCAATTGGTTGCGACATACCATCATAATCGTAGTCTTCGAAACAAACGTAAATTTCCATCACTCATTCCTTCATAATTTAATCTTGGTTGCGGATTTTTACAGTCTCTGGGTTTATTATTCACTCCCCTTACTGTGGGTGACTAATGCCACAAGCCGCATCTTGGCTCCCTTGGAGGGATTCGAACCCACAACCTTTCGGGTAACAGCCGAACGCTCTACCAGGATTGAGCTACAAGGGAAAAAATTTAATAAAAACTTATTTTATATCTTCGAACAAATTAGATTATGCTTAAACTTTTCTACCTCTATACCATCCTTCTGGGATAGGATCATTATTTTTAATCTTTTTATTTTCAGAACCATTTGTAATCCAATGCGTTCCAAATTGAGAATTCAAATTACCAGAATGTTTACCTTTTTGAGAGGATGACATTTTTTGTTTCGTTTCTTCTTTATGAGTTTTACCAAAAAAAGTTCCTTTAGGATATTTTTCTTGTAATATTGCTGCTGCTTTAATTGCATTGTCTTTCATTTTATTCCTGAAAGCAATATCTGTATTATACTTATGGCTCAACCTATCGGATCTTTCTTTATTTGTCCATAATTGCTTTAGTCTTTTCTCGGTCATGAATAAATCCGGATTAGAATTTATATATCCAAATCCACCTGTTCCACCAATGCATATATTATATGTGTTTTTGTTTTCACAAAAATCTTCAGTGACAATCTCTTTCTCTTTTTTGTCCATTAAATCTTCATTATCGAATATAAAGAGTATATCTTTTTTGAAATTATCTTTTCCATATTTAGAAATGGCGTTCTTAATAAGTTTTCCTGAACCCATATAATCATCATTCAAATTTTCTGTTTGGTGTTTTCCTATATAAAATTTTCCATTAATGAGGTTTGTTATTTTATAAATCGTAAAAAACATATTCAAGCTCCAATATTTACTAATCTATTGCATATTAGTATTTAGTAAATAATGAAACTCTATGTCTAGAGAGTGGGATTTGAACCCACGTACTTCTGTTTCCAAAACAGACGAGATAAGCCAGACTCCTCTACCTCCCGACGATAATAGTATTTATGTATCTAAATTAAACACTTCATATTCAATTCCAGGAAAATTTTTTTTGACATAATCCTCACCTGTTCCTTCTGAACATTCGAAGGATATATATTGACCCACATTGGAGTCCGATAAAAGAGTTCGTTTTGCTTTTGGTAGGCTGGCGATATATAGACAAATAGTATCTGTAGAATTGTTTCCTATATAAATGCAAATACTATCAATCGTTAACATAAACCAGTAACCTTCCTAAGATCCAGATGCTTGTACTCGATTCCGGGAAAATGCTTCTCGACGTATTCAACACCACCGCCAGCAACAACCTCGAAACTTATCATCTGTCCTTCAGATTCGAACGGCCAAACACCTTGCGGTAAATTTGTTCTCAAAAATATAGTATCGGTTTGTCCGGCTTCCGAAATAATAGAAATACATTCAATGGTCATATTAATAGATCTCCATGATCTCACCAAATCTAGCATAAACAAAATCATCTAGATTCGGATTAGAAAGAGTAAAGATTGGTGATCCGGTTGAATCGACTCGGATATTCTTCACTACAGCAGCAGCTTCGATTGCGGTCGAGTAAACCTCTTGACCGATGGAAATTTCTTTGGTTGGTTTTCTGTACCAGTTGCTCATGATTATATCCTATCACAATTCAATGTCGTTGTCAAGTCCAAACAACATAGACTCCCGATCCTGTTGCATGAAATTTATAATATCCAGGATCGTTAGAGGGCGATCAGTTCTATCGTAGATTTCGAGAAAACGGACATCATGGATACTATGAGAATTTCGAATATTGAACGAGTTATTGTTGAAATCGGCCCACCCAATCAGAGTATTCGAAGATTTATGATAGAAATCAATCCAAGTTCCAACAACTACCATATCTATTCCAGAAATAAACTCAATTCGATTGCTCATGAATATAGTATAGCGCATCCAATCTCTGTTGTCAAGTTCACCGAATGGGTTTTCCTAAAATATATCTGGTATATCCAAGTTCGGCTTGGTCATAACATGTTTTACAACAAACCCACCCACCGAATGCGCTTAGATATTTGTCAGGCGAATTCTGAGAATATTCCCCGCCGCACCAAATACAATACAATTCAAAATCAGGCGATTGTTTCATGAGTAAGGTTCTCTACCAAATCATATAAATTTACAGGAAAATAAGAAGTGTTCTCTACACAAACACAATGATATTTGTCCTTCGGTGTCCATTTGTCATGAACATGACCATATAGATATAAATCGAAATATTTAGGCACACGATCAGGATAATGACACAGGAATATCTTCTTATCTAAGATATCCAGATACAAATCATTATGGACAGTTAGGAAGATAGATTCGTCGATGAACTTATCATGATTACCACGAATTAAATGTATGTGTCCGTTTAACTGCGATCTATATAACCGTGATACTTCTTTACCGGGACGACCGAAACAAAAATCACCGAGGAAGTATACTGTGTCATCGGGTGAGACGACAGAATTCCAATTAGATATAATCGTATGGTCCATTTCTTCGACAGATGCGAACGGACGGTTACAATACTTGATTATGTTTGCGTGACCTAGATGTAGGTCAGAAATTACCCATATAGCCATTAGGATTGTGTCATCCCATCGTCAAAATAGTCATATCCAAATACAATCAACTCTTCTACATGATTCATTAGGAAATGCGCCATATCTTCGTAGGCGTAACCATCGATTTGCATTTCTTTATATCGCTCAACAAACTCTTCAAATTCTTTTCTTGACATCATATTAATGCTCCATGAACCAATCTACCAGAAATTTAACACAGAAGCGATTAACGCTTTCCATATCGACAGATTTGGGTAGTTTTGTATTTAGATACGCCTCATCAACTTCTTTCTTCAGGACCTGAAGATGATTATGAAAATCATCTACAGAATACTTTCCGGATCGATATTCGGCACAAACTTCGGCACTCAAATCCAGGACGACTTCATTGTAGGTGAATAGGTGCTTTGCTAGTTGTAGTAATCGAACAGTATGGGCGGCACCCTTCACGTCATACCCATGAGTTTCGATTAAAACCTTTCGCTTCTCTCCGAGTTTTCCGGTTACGTTCTTCGAAGCCTTTTGTTCCTGCGAAAGAGCATAACCAACCAGAGGAGCATATGCCGCCTTACTCAAGAAGGTATTCCGGAATTCTACTAATCGATGCCCATATTCGTTTGTTTCGGGTGCATAGGATTTCAGGAATAGTAGAGGAACTACATTCGGATTGAATGAAGAACACATCTGCATGAATTTCTTGAATTCATATGAGATATTATCTTCATTATCGTCGAAGGTTTGAGATGATTTCGGCGTCTTTAATCCGAAGTAATTATCCAGATCGGCGACCGAGACAGACATCCAATCTTCGTCGGAATTTTGCGTTGCATAACCGTATGCGTGCGATCCGACTAATCCTTTGAGTATAGTTTTCATGTTATTTTTGTGAATTACGAAACCAGACTATTATGAATCAATACAGCACTGAAATATTTTCCGATTTTGTTGGAACTATCTCCGTTATTGTAAATAGAATAATCATCCATGAGATGAGGATTGATGGAATTCGTTCCATTCAAAGGACCACCAATATATCTAAATTTACGATCCACAATCCGCTGACTATGACTACAGACATATTCGCCGTTTTTCGTGTAATAGTGTGTAAATTTTTTCGTGATCCTTTCCCATTCTGTGTCCTGAATAGATTCGATTTCCTCTTCTCTCAAAAGATCACATAGACTACAATCATTTGTGTCTAGTTTGGAAGACACAAAATCATAGAGTTTATTCCACGAACTAAATGAAATTCTCGTCGCCTTAGTAACTTTAGGCAGTGTGGTTTTGTTTTCCATGATTTAATTATATCCTCTTTTGGGTCAGTTGTCAACTACCAACGGGTAGACCAAGCCGGATTCTTGATTTCCGGTACGAAAGAATCGAGGCGCTTCCAACCAACAGAAGCACATTCATAGGCAATACCATTTAAAACAACGACATCACCGACACTAATTGACCGTTCGACATAATCCTTGGGGTAATCCATATTGAATTTTCGAAATATGGTTTCTAATACAGAATTGATAGAAAACCCATCAAAATATCCAACATACGCCAACTTCATGTGCGCCCCAGGGACGTACCCTTCATCTGAAGGGACATAATCTCGGGTGGAATCAAACGTCTTGTTGATGAAAAACTGATAAGCAAATGTCGTCTTCATATTCAAATGATACCAAATGGGGATTTGGATGTCAACAAAAAAATCCCCCCAAGATCGGGGGGATTCTCTTCACAACGTATTACCTTTAGTCTTCGGCAAGTTTACGGAAATACTCAAGCGACTCATCTTCTTCTTCGGTATCTTCCGAAGAATTCCAAGGCACTTCAGTAGTCTTTGTCTCCACCTTCGGTGCTGGCTTTGCTTCTTTCGCAGGTCCAGCCGATACTGGAGGAGTAGAACCAGACTTGATTCCAAGGACACGATCAAGACGAGCAGCAAGTTCTTCGTAAGTCTTGAAATTCTTAGGATCATGGAATTCTGATAGATTATACAACGAATTCCAAACTTCCTCAAGCTTCTTGTCATCACCGTCTAGTAGTGGACATTGATTCTCAAATGAAGAATTATCGTAGTTAGGATAGCCTTCGACTCGCTTAATCTTCAAGCGGAAGTTTGCACCCTGCCAGAAATCAAATGGATCAATTGCAGTATCACCCTCGAATACAGGCTTCATTGCTTCTTGAATCTTTTCGAAGATTTTCTTACCATACATTATGTTCACCTAAATTCGTTATTTTTAGGCTGTAGTTTTGTTAAACCACTACTTTACGTCTCCGTAAAGAACAGACTATATCATCATTTCAGATTTGTTGATATTTAAAATCGAGTCTGAAAGTTGGGCATTTCCATTCACTTGAATGTACTCCCCTTCGGGATAGTCGTTGAACCTTTCGCTTCGCTTAGCGACTTGGCTGCTGATTGTCTCTATCAATAAATTTTTAGACCGTTCTCTATCCTTTGAATTTCCATCAGCCCAAACCACACAAATGACATTGAATCCTTGTTTTATGGATTCACGAAACTTCAATTTATTAGTTTCAAGGTGATTCATTAAAGTGAATAACGATTTAACTTCAATTAAAGTGTTCATGTGTGGTATGTATATATCGGGATGATATGTATGTAATTTATCATCAATTCCGATATATTCTACTTTTGGTATATTACCATTATCAACAACAATATCAATAGGATTGAGTATATCAATCAACACATCTAATACTCTATCTTCATACCCTTGGATTTGGTATTCCATCCCATTAAGAATATATGATTTATTTCTATAGGTATTTCTTTTCAATCCAATTTCGGTATAAATTCTCTTCTTTTCTTCTGCATCCATTTTTGCATATCGTTCGAGCATCTTTTGTCTCATATGTTCTCCATATGAAGTACCAACATTTCTCGAAACAGTTTCCATCCGTTTTTTGTTAATAACTTGTATATCATTATTAGCAAATCTAGAAGCTATCATTTTATTTACGATTTCATCTTTTTCTTCTTGGGTTTTACCCAAAAACGGACCTTTATGTATACCAGATTTCGAACTACAATTTATCGAACAATACTTCCTATATGCGAATTTCACAAAAGGTATATCACAACCACAAATCGCACAAAACCCCTCATCAGGTAGTTTGTAATGTTCGTCATAATATTGTTTCTTATCAATATTATGTTTTTTTAGTAATCTCACAATAGTAATTTTATTATGATACTTACCATCTAGTTCAGAAAAGAATTTTTTATTGTTGTTGTTCATGATAGCGATTGAATAGATTGTGGTTTTATTGCTTAACGAGAGTTTCCAGCAATTAACCCAATTTTATTTCCGCTATTATTTATAAGAAAAATTAACGGAACAGGAAAACCTTTCCTTCATTCTGCGGATTCTTAGGATCAGAAATCACATAAATGTTAGAAATATACTGCTGCTTACGCTTACGCTTACGAACAATTTCTTTATTCGCCTCAATACCAGTTGCCCACAATTCCGAGTTCATTTCACTAATCTTATCCTGCTTGCCGATTGTTGTTAGTGAATTTTCGATATACCATCCACCCGGACCCTGAAATGAGTGCGAAAACAGTGTGATCCATGGTAGCTTATCGTCCTTACCTGCTGGTAGAAAACGAAACAATGCGGTGCCATTTCCGGTCTTTTCGTCGATTGGTTGGGACCAAAAACGATCATCCTGGTACTTATTACCACTCGACATCTTATCTAGTTCTGCTACTAGGTTTGTTAGATTTGCCTTTGACTTCTTCTTTAGATCTGCGAAATTCATTTAATTATCCTTCTTTCTTTTTAACTGTGCTTCTAGTTTTGCTATTTGTGCTTTGTAATCGCTAATTTGCTTTTCGTATTCTGCTACTGTATTCTTATGTGAATAATACATTCGTGCAGTCAACCCTTCGACAACATCGATTTGTTCTTTTAATTCTTCGAACAATCCGATAATTGCTGATTCATCTTCCATATAATCCTCGTCGAAGATATTGAAATCATCGGAACAGTATCCGCATCCTTCGCAATCTTCCGACTCCGGATCATCATCATCTAATCTAATTAATTCATCATCCATACTAACTCCTCATAACTATGGTATAACATCATCATAACAATGTCAATCTTATTTAGTAATTAATTTAAGGCTTCTTTCATCAATCTTAGTATCTTCTTTCTATCCGGTAATTTACTAACAATAAAAGGATGATATCTGTTCATGAGAGAGAATGACTCAATCCAAATCGGATCTGCATTGAATTTTTGATTTATTTTGTGTGTGAATCCGATAACCGAATCCAGACACATGAACGTTTCAATCGCTATCTCTTTTCTTATTAAGAATCTAAAAATAATAGGGTGTCCGTCTGTGATCTTGAATATCTCGGATAGATCTATATCCGATCTAAGACAATATTCTCTGATATAGGATAAATCTTTCTTGAATGAATAATCAAACGCCTCGTAGTATCCTAACCATTTGAGGTATCGATCTTCATTGTCTTTCGTCAACAAATCCTTAACCCAGAAATCTCGATTATGTATTTGTTCTACTAGTAGTTTACCAAGAAATTTATCTCTACCGAACTTAACGGCTAACTTATCGAAATAATATCTATCTTTTCGCTTCTCGAAAGATCCGACCGATGCCTTTGTCTTTCCTCCATATTTGAAAAAATCATAGGTATTGCCTTCTGCGAAGTGAAACTTGAAAGCCAGATAAGTTACATATGCATCATATCCGGTAAAGTCACTCATAGTGGCAACGATCTTCCGTTATATTCTTTCTTGAGTAATCTGAGTTCTCTAGCAGAAGCTTCAATCTTCGATCTTAGAGAAGAAGGTATAATCTTGGATATCGCCATAGGATCGTAATTATTCTTCTCACAGAAATGAGTCGTGGCTTCGAGATAATTCATGTTGAACTTATCGACTAACTCCGTCACTGATTGAAGAATGTCTTCGGGTTTAAGTATAATGTCTTCTATAGATGGTAAATCGTTTTGTATCATTTGTGTAAGTATCATACTTCAATGATAACATCTAGTTAATAAGTTGTCAAGAAAAAAGTTAGAAATAATTTACGAATTCACTTGACAAGGGCTTCTAGAATAGTTATAATAAGTATGTAGCGGTTTTAAGTAATAGTATTATATAGATTAACCGAGATACGAAGTCTAGTGCGAAGCACTAAGGGGTAAGGATATACTGAGTCCTTGAAGACATTCCTTGAGTATAATCCTCAAGTAATTCTCGGAATATAACCCTGGCTTGTACTTGACCTAGATTCTCTTTAGCAGTAATCATGATTCTTCGATCAAGTTCAACCATTGCTTCTTCGACATTCGTTGGTATAATTCGTTCATAAGAACGAGTTGGAATCTTTATAATATCCATTTTACTTCTCCAGGTCTACGTTCACTATCTTGTAATTGAAGTTCTCTTGAACATATATCTTAGCTCTCTCAAGAAAGTGCTTCATCGAGAAATTGGTTTTGTTCTTGTACTTCAGATCATCAACGATATCAAACAGTATCGCTGGTCCTATCTTATTTATAGACAATCTGAGTACTCTACCGATTGATTGAAGTACTCTTATCTTTGATTTGGAAGGATGGGTGAATATGATATTCTGGAGTGACGGAATATTAATACCAGTAGAAAATATCTGAGAAGAAGCCACGATAATTCCATTATCAATAGAGTTTATTTTGATTCTTATATCTTCACGAATATCTACATCAGTTCCGCCATAGATGAAATAAACTGGTCTATCTGTATATTTCTGTATGAGATTGTATAGTATTTCGCCGTGAGTTTCTACTCTTGAGAACAGAACCAAGGTATTTCCTTTGGCACTCGCAGCTAATTTGGCTATGAATTTGTTTCTTTTATCATTAGAAATCAAAAACTTTACTTCATCTTCGTAGGTGAAATCTTTCGCCGCTTTTCTGGAAGCGTCGGAATATGAAAGAACTAGTACATTAATCTTGAAGTCAGATAACTGAGATTTGCTGATTAGATCGGCAGTTGTTGTGAATTGTTTCGCCTTACCGAATATTCCTTCTAGTTGTAATTGATGAATCTTTTCACCAGAAAGAGTTCCGGTGAATCCGTGCCTGAATCTCGCATTAACGCATTTATCGAATAATTTAGATACTTCTTTGGCAGAATACAAATGACATTCATCACCAATAATTGTTTCAACATCTTCGAAGTAACTCAGTGGTTTATCATATAAACTCTGCCAAGTACTTATACGAATGCGTTTGTTTTCTCTCTCCATCCCAGAATATATCCTGGTTACTTTAGAAGAATGATCCCAATCGGGAAAATAATCCCCGATATCCGAATACAATTGTTCTACTAGCGAGGTGGTGGGGCAAATTAGAAGAATATTTCCTTCTGTGTTCTCGTAATAAAACTTAATTAGAGAAGATATTATGAAAGACTTACCGGAATTATGATGAGTCAACCCAGATAGAATATACGATTCATGATCCGCATCGACAGTGAAATCGATCCAATCGTTATTGGGTTTTGGTGTTATTTTAGTTACAGTCTTAGATGAAATTTGATCTCCAATAGAGAATGAATCAATAGTTCTCCATTCTTCATTATCATCCAGAATTAAATGCTTAGTTGACCCGGTTAGAATAGTTCCATCATTAAATTCTAATTGAATACCTGGGGTGTTCTTTTTATATGCATCTATAACAGATTCCCAACCAGTTTTTGTGAATACTTTCGGTTTTCCGCCAGATTTAACTAGGTCGTATAGTTCGTTTAAGGTTATTGTTGTTCTCATAATTCTCAAAAATTCAATTTTTATAAATAATTAATGCGGTTAGATTATTGTAGCGCAATAATCAACAATAGGATAGTATATTGCTGTCCCGCAAATAATATTTATAGGATAGTATAATGTTTAAACAACAATATTTAGAAAAGTTGAAAACACATTTTAATGATGATGTAATACAACACTTATCACAAAAAGACACTAAGTTCATTAGATCGTTAATAGGGTTTAAAGATAACCTTAAAAATAATTGTGGATATGAATATGACACTAAGTCGATGAATATAGATTTAATCGAAGCCATTAAACATGATTTTAAGATATATAAAGATTCATTGATTGCCAACAATAAGAATGAAAAAATAATAACTGAAGAAAGATTTATTGTTTTTCTCAGAGATAAGATACTTGCAAAAGAACTTTATATTAAGTTTTGTATTAAGAAAACAAATAAAATGCGTGAAGTTGTAACAGAAAATCCACTATTATGTGATACTTCTCTGAATGGTTTTATCGCAAGAAATGGGGTTGAAATTGGAACAGAGAAATACTACACACACCTCAAGAATAAAAGAGAATCTAGTTTGAGGAGAATTTCTGGATGGATGAAGAAAGGTTATAGTGAAGAAGAATCTAAGATAATGCTTTCTAAACACCAAACAACATTTTCTTTGGATTTATGTATTAAAAAATATGGATATGAAGTTGGTGTTCGAGTATGGAAAGAGCGACAAGATAGATGGCAAGCCACACTCAATAGCAAAAGTCCTGAAGAAATTGATGCTATTACCAGATCAAAAGTAACCAATCGACCTGGAGGTCCATCGTCAAAACCAGAAAAAGAATTATATGACATATTATGTAGATCGTTTATAAATTTGGAACAACAATTCGTTCTTAGAAAAGGTAAAACTAGATTTGTATATGATTTTAGGTTTAACAATAAGTTAATAGAATTTAATGGAACATACTGGCATTGTGATCCTAGAAAATACGAACCAGATTTTTTTAGAAAAGATTGCAAACTTTATGCTAAAGAGATTTGGGAAAAGGATAAAAACAAAACAAATTTAGCCAAGGAAAATGGATTTGATGTTCTTGTTGTTTGGGAACTGGATTTCAAACAAAACAAAGAAGAGGTTATTAAGCAATGTATCAATTTCTTCAAGTGTCCCAAGGATTAGGTTTAGTTCTCAATTTATGAAGTAGCTTAATATCATCTTCAGAAAGTTCAACATCAATTTGGGTGTCTGGGTGCAGACACCCTGTGACTGAAACGACAATAGATCTTTTGCTACAGATACAATTCTTTAACCCATCAATCTGATAATCTCTGGCTTTAATCTCTACCCCACCAGAAAATACTTTATTGGTTTCTAAGAATTTATCGGCCTGATCTTCAGAGAATCCTTTGTTATCGAAATCTTGATCGAAGTCGTAATCATTATCTTTCGCATATGATTTGATGTAATGTGCAAGACCCTTACCGATTGTATTCGTTCTCTTATTGAGTAATCTTGCATACCCATCCCAAAGTTTCTTTTTGTAGATAGGCATATATTTTGCACCAGGAACTTCGAAACTCAAGAGTTCATATAACTCTTGAATAATTCCTGGTTCGGCTTCTACAACGCAATGCGTTTCGTTTAATGATCTTAGGTATATTTTCATGACAGGTATTTCACTGTCAGTATTTATATCTATCTTTTCTTGTAGCCTTCTTTACTACCGAAAACCCTAACGGCATAGTACATCATTCTTCTTATCGGATAAGATACTCCAAGAACACCCATTGCCTCAAGAAAAATAAGATCTGATTCTTTCTTCGAGAATAATCTAACTTCACCATTAATAACAATCTCACCTTTATTTGCAGTCAGATAATCATGAACAACGGCTGCTTTGGTGTACTTACCTGTAGGTGGAAATACGCTCCACATGATTTTGGGTATTGTGGCGAAATCGGTTTGAAATCCGGCAGGAACTTCAATAAATTCTTCTGAGTCTAAAGAACCTATGTAATAAACAAAAGTCTCTTGTATCTCCCAGATAGCTCTCTTATCTTGTTCACCTACATATTTAACTACGAGTGGTTTTGTGAATGGTTTCGTAAAGTCGCTCATTTGTTGTTTAGTAATTCTTTGTATGTGATATTAGACCAGTAATCTTTTTCTATTGTTGGTTCGCCTTTAGGAAATCGTCCTTTTAATATTTCAGTCGCATACAAAAGTGAATACTGGACATCTTTTGCTATAGCATCTTCACCTTTAGGGAACGGTCCCCCAATAACATCTCTTGCATAGTAATACGAATATTCGGTACTTTTACTTATAATACCTTCGGCTTCTGGCCAGCGACCACGAATTACATTCTTGGCATACTCATAAATCCATTCGAGATTACGGGAAACTATAAGCTCCTTTTCAATCTGAGAATCTCTTTCGCCCCTTTTGATAACATCTGCGAATCGACTTCTTAGTGAAATTTTGGAGAATTCTTTTCTTTCAGCTTCTACTTCTGAATCGTGTGCATTATCGGCAATTTCTTCGACATCTAAACCAGTTTTTTCTTCGAAAACTTCCTTTGTTAATGGCTTATTCTTATTATCAAAAAACTCGTATAAATATGAATAACTGTAATAATTAATTTTCTTTATTTTAAGAGCAATAGCCCATTTTTCTCTCTTGTCATTCAAACAGAATATCATTATGATATTCTTATCCAAGAAATAATCTTCATAGTGTTCCTGATTTTGTTTGGATACACACCAATCAGTTCCTCTTCCTTCATAACAGGAAGCTTCCTTATTTACCGGAATTATAATTCTCCAACCAGCCGCTTTTTGTTCTGGGGTGGTGATATCCAGTACTTTACCTGGATCTTTTGCTTTACCCGATTTAGTTATCTCGGATTCCTTGGAATCTACGAATGACTTAAATTCATCGAAAGATTTTTTACCCCAAGTATCAATATTCTTTTCTTCGCCAGATATCCTTTGATTCTTACTCAGGGTTTTGAATCTATCGATATATAAGTTAACTTCATCTGGAGTGGCACCAGAATCAATAAAGAACTTCGTGACTGTCTTGAAGTCTTCTTCGACTCTTATGATACTCTTGAATGATTGGATTTTCATATACTACTATTTAGTAATTACCCAATCTCCCCAGCATCAAACTTAATCATTGTGATAGCGTTCTTGATTGAGAATTCTCTTTGCTCGATTCCACGAAGGACCTTTTCGAGAAAGAAACATTTCTCTTTCTGGATATTGATTTTGTCTGTTAGGGTAATGATATCTTCGTCTGCTTCGATATATGTATCTAAATCTTGCTTGAGTATCTTGATATTGAGTGGACGTTCAAGATAATCTTCATCCGAAGCTTTACCTGAATAATATTCAAACTTATCCTTCTTCATACGAGCGAATTTACTATTAAGGGAATGAAGTGTTATTTTTTCGTTTCTGTATATCTCAAGATACTTCGCCAAGATTTGCGGAGTTCTTGTTGCTTCATCTACGAGATTGTATCTATCAATCTTCAAATCAACTTCAACTAGTTTGTATATATCTTCGAATTTCACGATAACTCCAATTTTGGTAGATGCTCTTTCAGAATATCTGCAAATGCTTTGTAATGTTTGGTACGTTGTGTCTTGAATAACAATGGATTGGAATCATATGTTGACATGATAATAACAATGTTCTTGATTTTTATTCCGGTCATTTCTTCGAGCATTAACGAATATGCCGTACCTTGTACGAAATAATTCTCGATGTTTTCTTCTTTCTTTTCGTTCCTAGAAGTCTTGAAATCTATGATAGATAATTCGCCCTCGTACTCTCCGATACAATCGGTTCTACCAGCAACTCTTAACACATCGGAATATAATCCGGCTTCTTGGATTAAGATGTTATCTATTTTATTCAAGTAAGGTTCTATCGCATAGAACATATACTTAGCATGAGTTGTTGACTTAGATAGAAAATCCGGTTCATTATTCAAGTATCTCTCGACTACTTCATGTAGATTTGTTCCTACATCGCAAGCATATTTAGAAATAACTTCGGCTTCTTCGCCTAATGAAGCCTTCCATCTGTCTAGTGCGGGCTTAGAAACACAACCCAGGAGAGTTGTGATTGAAGGATATTTGTTTTCTTGTGGAGTTATATAATATCTTCTACCATTAATTTCCTGGGTTGTTATTTCCGGTAATTCGATTGGGTTATGTTTGAATGTCTTCACTTTCGTTTTCAACGGCTTCCTTAGCAATAATATATGACTTAATCAAGGCGCTTCTTACAATATCATCTATACCAAATTCAATGATATCAAACTCGTCCATCTTCTCGATAATCTTGAGGAATTTCGGCAAACCAGAAACATCATATCGACTCTTTGTTAAATCGTTCTGTTTCCAGTCACCACAATAAATCACCCTGGAATTTTTACCAATTCTCGTTGCGGTCGTATCTATCTCAGCGAATGACAGATTCTGAGTTTCATCGACGATAATATAAGTGTTATTGATAGTGGTGCCACGTAGATATGATGTGGAACAAAACTCAACAACTCCCTTAGTTTTTAGTATCTCAAATGCATCTCCTCGCCCGAATAACTCGGCAAAGATTCCTTTATATGGATCTTCGTATACAGACATCTTTTCTTTTAGTGTTCCTGGAAGGAAACCGATATCTCTAGAAGAAACAGTCGATCTAATTATCATTATCTTAGAAGGACCTTTAGAATCTGTTCTATTGAGCATATCACGAAGACACAGATAAAGAGATAAGAATGTTTTACCTGTCCCTGCTGTCCCACATAGTAGAAGATTGTAACCTTCTTCGAATGCATCAAACACATCGGCTTGTGCATCGGTAAGTGGTTGAATCTTCTTCAATGAAAACGATGAATCTATCGTTGGCTCTAAAGCAGACTTCTTAGTAGTCGTTCTTTGTTTTCTTGGTTTGATTGGCATTATTTTCCTTTTTCATGACAAAATAATCCACTCGTTGTAAATTATATCTCTCTTGGAATCGTACTATTTCGTTCGACATTACCTAACTTGTGATCGTTCTTGATTCTTCCGAGAACATATTTCTGAAAGTCTGCTGGTGGTCGCTTAACACCCAGTCTTACAGGATCGCATATAGCAGGAGCACAGATAGATTTCTTGACTTCCGATTTAGAACAATTCGGGCATGGTTCGGTAGTAGGAAGATCACAATCAACAATCTTTAACATTTTTTCAAATGAATGGTCACACGATACACAATGAAAATCATATAATGGCATTTTCTATTCCTCGTGTATATTTAGTAAAAAAATAGGCTGGAGGGATCACCCACCAGCCTTTAGTTGTTACTTCAAGGAGAAAAATTAATCTACAATCGCACCATCACTCGTGATTTTAATCGTATCATCTACTTTCTGATATAGTGATTGGAATGCCTTCTTAGTATCTTCATCAAATCGGGAGATTGTGTACTTAATCGCCTTCGCACGAGTTGTCCCTGTCAACAGATGAAACTTTAGGGTGTGAATCAAACGACGAGTTGTAATTAATTCATCGACACCACCGAGTAGATAAGTTTCACGAATAACCTTTGCCCATGCAACTAACTTAGTAACGAAGTCTGTGTTTTCTGGAGTATTTGCTCCGAATGTATCTACGATATTAGTAAGAATTTTAATTTCAACCGAATCGCCAGGATAATCATGCTCGATTGTCACGGCGAAGCGATCTAGCAGAGCTTCATTCAAAGTATTCGAACCAATGTAACGTCCGTCATCCGACGCCTTACCTTTTGTATTAGCAGTTGCGATAACTGAGAATCCGGGTGCCGGATGAACAACGGTATTTGTCTTTTTTACATAAATCGGATTGCCTTCTAGGATAGGCTGAAGACACATAATCTTCGGTGAAGCAAGATTAATCTCATCTAATAGAAGAATAGCCCCACGCTTCATTGCTTCGATTGCTGGACCATCCTGCCATACAGTCTCGCCGTTAAGAATTCGGAATCCACCAACAAGATCATCTTCATCCGTTGATTCGGTGATGTTTGCACGAATCAACTCACGCTTAGTAACTACACAAGCCTGATAAACCATCTTTGTTTTTCCGTTACCGGATTCACCGGAGATATAAATCGGAAAGAATGAACCAGACGAAATAATTTTCTTTAGAAGGGGAAAATCACCGAATGAAACGAAATCTTTATCATTCTCGGGAATCAAATCGGCATCTGCGATCTTCTGGACGATTTGTTTTGTGGTTGATGGGATAGGTGCCTTCATCGGCTTTGGTAGTTCTGCAACAGCAAATTCCGAAGTAAGAGGCGCACGATAAACTCCCCACTTAACTTTATTATTAGGATCGGCGATAAATTCTCTCGCTTCCTTCTGCATATTATACACGTTACCGACTTCCACAATCATAGGACGAGTCAATTCGTCGTTTTTTGGGAAATGGGTCTTGATAGCATTATAAAAATTTTCCATATTTCTCCTACTTGGACTAGTATATCATATTGGATGTGGGGTGTCAAATAAATCAAAAAATATTTTTTCTTGACACCGATCAACCCATATGCTATAATTGATTCATGATTACAACTGCACATGGAAATTTAGCAAAGTTGATGTCTACCGAAGACATCGGCGTTATCCATGGGAATACTAAAACGGCTTATTTTAATACTCAAACCAGAACGCTATGTATTCCTAACTGGGAAGGTTTATCTGATATCGAGGTCCAGATGTTAATTGGACATGAGATTGGTCATGCACTATATACGAATCATGAAGAATGGATGAAAGCCATCAATGATTCTGCACCAAATGAAGGAATCTTCAAGCGATATTTGAATATTGTTGAAGATGCCCGTATCGAACGCTTGGTTAAGATTAAGTATCCGGGTATGAAGAAAATCTTTTTCTATGGATACACCGAATTACTCAATCGTGAATTATTTAAATTCGATCCGGCTAACCTGACATTCGCCGATGTTATCAATCTTCATTTCAAATTGAATGGTATTTGTGATTTACCTTCACTCAACGAAGATCATCGATACTTTATCGATAAGATCCAGAATGCCGATACATTCGATGAGATTGTTGCTATTACGAAAGAATTATATGCATTCTGTAAAGATCGATCTATGGTACCGAATGCTTTCGATCTAGGTGATGGAGAAACCACTCCTGAAGGCGATTCTGTGTCCGAAGAAGGTGATTCGGAAGATACAGAATTATCTGATTCTGATTCTGGTGCTGGCGAAGAAGAATGCGAAGATAACAGTGAAGATGGTTCTGGTTCTTCAGAAGATGAAGGATCTGAAGACTCCGAAGAATCCGATGGAGAATCTGATAAAAATGTTGGTGGTACCGAAGGCGGGGGGGATGATACACCAGCCCCGGAACCTACTACCGACGATTTGAATGAAAATCTGAAATCAATGGTTTCATCGAATAAAATTTACTATGCTTCGGTTCCTGATCCTATCATGAAGAATATTATTATTCCTTATAAGAGAGTTATCGAGGATTTCCATACATTCGATACCAAACCTGCATTGTATTCCAGTAAATCTATCACCGAAGTAAACCAAAATGATGATATTCAAGATGATGGATTTGATGTAGATGAAATACTCGATAACAAGACACTGGCTTCTTTTACAAAGAAGACCCGTTCATCGGTTGCATATCACAAGCAGTTATTCGAAATGCGAAAGAAGGCTAACGAATATAATAAAACAATGCAATTTAGATCCGGTGTACTAGATATGAATAAGTGTTATTCATATAAGTACAACGATCAAATATTCAAGACATTCGAAGTTAAACCGAATGGCAAGAAACATGGATTAATTTTCTTCTTGGATATGTCTGGGTCAATGGCGGGTTATATTAAGAATGCTATTGAAAAAATGATGGAGATTGTTTTGTTCTGTCGTGCGACTAAGATCCCGTATGTCGTATATGGCTTCACGACTGGTGTATTCCATGAGGATTATGTAGATGAATTTACAAATTACGGATCTATGGAATATCGAATGGGTCTGGGGAATTTTCATTTGATTGAATTGATGAATTCTTCAATGAGTATTACTGAATTCAAGAAAATGTTCGATATCATCAAAAGGCTAGGTGGATGGAACGTTCCTCCAAATTATAAACTAGGTGGTACTCCATTAAATGAGACTGTTCTTTGTCTAGATACTATCGTGAATAAATTCAAGAGCGATACTGCCACACAGGTCGTGAATGTAGTTTTCTTTACTGACGGTGAGGGACATGGATACAATTTTATTGATATCAATAACTCACATAACTACCACACTCCTCAATATGATCGCCGACCCGAAAAAGAATACGAGTATGTGCTTCATGATCCTAAGACAAGAATGAATTATTCATTCAATAACAAAGCTTTTGATAATGAAGACAACTGCATTATTCAAACACATATACTGCTTGATGTTATGCGTAATAGAATGCGTGATGTGAATATCCTGAATTATTATATTGTTGGTTCTACACTTTCATTTATCACGACTGAAGAATATGTGGAGATTTTCGGTAAACCACATAATGAATTTGATTGGTACCAGCGTAGGGATAATGTCAATGAGTTAGCAGCAAAAAAATCAATTATCATCAAAGACAATTACAAAGGATTCGATCAAGTCTATATCATACATTCAGGTTTCTTTGATATCGAAACTCCGAGGTTTAAGAAGACCGAAGAATTCGCTTCGATCCAAGAATTGTCGAATAAATTCAAAACAAATATTTCAACAAAGAAATCGACCCAAAAGTTGATTTCTAATTTCATCGATATGATTGTATAGGAGAATTCATGAACTTAATGCCTATTGTATTATTGTGTTTGTTTGCAATCGGATATTCATTTTTTCATATCGGTGTATGGGTTGAAAGGAATCGATGGAAATATGGTAATCATTTCATAAACAAAGATGGAGTCGCCATGAAGATATTACCAATGAAGGGATACACTAAGTATGATAGATATTCTCCTTGTATTTTGGAGAAATTAGATTAGGAGTAAATACTATGCAATTTTCCGAATGGATTGGTAAGTCGATTAATGAAGTGGGAGAGGAGGCAAGGAATAGAGGAATTCGTACCAGAATTACTGTTTGGGACGGATCGCCTCAAATTTTGACTGAGGATTTCGTTCCCAACAGGGTTGGTCTTATCGTAGAAAATAATATTGTGACCGGGATTGAGATGGGTTGACAAATTGATTTTGATTTGATATAATAGTCTTGGAGGTATTATGCGGAATTGGTTTATTCAGTTTCATTCCGATTATCATGAAGTTCTTGATATCGAGGGTCCTTCGTTAGAAGATAGTTTTAAGTCGGAAGAATTAGACTTAGAAGATTATGGATATCGATACGACGAAAATTTTCCTGGGTGGATATATTACACCGGGTTGTATTGGATGTGGGAAACTCAGAAACCAACTACCGAAGAAATCCAGCAACATCTAGACAAAAATCAAGACGGATTATCTACGTGGGGATATGTGAAAAATGTGGAGTGAAGATGTAGTAAAGACACTTAACGAACATCAAACAAGCGGTAAATTCCATCCTTACACTTGCGGGACTCCGGATTGTGGAAGAACCGAGTTGTGCGTTAATTGGAGGGGAGACCAACATGAAGTATTCTTCCGATCTGAATTGGTAGCAACAACGAATGGATGGATATGTCCTAACTGTGATTACACACAAGATTGGTATCATTATTGTTTTTAAAGTGTACGATAGGAGTAATTGTGGAATCAACAATACGATATATTGTAGTGATGGATAATGGGATGGGACAGATCATTAGGTTCTGTGAATCAAAAGACTCTGTGAGAAAAATCCTGCGAGAGAATAAAATGGATTCTCCGTTCGCCGATTCGCAGGTTTTCGAAGTACCCATGAATAAATTATCATATGATGATCTATGGAAAGGAATTGTCTGATGTCAATTAACATCGATAGATTTGTTGTTGTTGGGAACGATATCGTAGAAAGATCTACTGGAGAGATTATCTATTCTTCAGTTCCAAGTAATATTGAGATCAATTTTCATTGTGATGTTTTGAATGGGCGGGTCTCACCGAAATGGATCACCCCCGAACATCTGATGTGGATTAGGACTTGACAACGACTCATGGATTAGGTATAATATGAATATGAAAGAAATGATTAAGGATTTCTCTGCTCTCCTCTTCTGCGTCGGATCGATTATTCTCTTGGCGGTATTGTAATGAAAGCTTATATTACCATCGGACTTCCGGCATCCGGAAAGACAACCTGGGCGAAGGATTTCGCCGATAATAATTCGACTGAGAACAATATCATTATTCGTGTAAATAATGATGATATTCGGAATGCGATTTACGAATTAGCTGGAAATCGCAATTGGTCTGGGGCAGTCGAAGATGAAGTGAAGAAGAATCGAGAAATTCTTATCACCGCTCGTGCCGCTGTCGGTGCCGATATTATCATCGATAATACTCATCTGAATCCTAAGACTCTGAACCACATCACCACCTTCTGTAAGTCAAAGGGATATGACATTGAGATTGTCGATTTTCGACACGTCTCTCTCGAAGAGTGTATTCGACGTGATTCTCTTCGTGAAGGATTTTCTAAGGTCGGAGAAAAGGTAATTCGTGATATGCATAGCAAATTTATGAATTGTGCTGTTGATCGTAACCTACCAGAATGGGTTCCAAATTCTCTTCCTAATTGTATTATCGTAGATATCGATGGTACTGTTGCACGAATTGTTTCGAGGGGTCCTTATGATGAATCCTTAGTCTTTACCGATGAAGTTCGTCAGCACGTTCTCTTGGTTGTTCGATCTATTATCGAGACGAATCCCGATACACGAGTCTTTTTCTTTTCAGGTCGTTCTGAGGGGTGTAAGGGTGAGACTATTCGTTGGTTGAATGCGAAGTGTAATATAGCAATCATGAATGAACCACCCATCTTGAAAGATGATTTGAATTTCAATAATCCTATGATGATGGCTGATCTGCATATGCGAAAGATCGGTGATCGGCGGCGGGATTCGTTCGTTAAGCTGGATATGTATAACGAGGTCATCAAAGATAAGTACAATGTAATTTGCGTATTCGATGATCGTCCTCAAGTAATTCGTGAGTGTTGGAAGGTTTTGAATCTTCCTGTGTTGAACTGCGGTGTAATTGATAATGAATTTTGACAAACAGAGTCTCTAGACAAGTTTGTTAGTATTAATTGATATAATGGAGAAATTATGAATAAGACAATGACTCAACGTGAACGTGTTCTATCGGTACTAAATCGCAAGACTCGCAATACCATTACGGCTCGTCAAGCACGAGATCAGTTTGGTATCAAGAATCTACGTGCTCGTATTGCAGAGCTACGTTCCGAAGGACTTGAAATCGAGACTGATGTTCGTGTGAATCGTGATGGTTCTGTAGAGACAGTCTACAGTCTCTAAATCGGATAGGAGTTTACGGGGGAGTGGTCATGAGCCACTTCCTCATTTTTCCATGAAACTAGAAACAATTATTTCAGAAACTGCATTAGGTGAAGAACTGAGAAACCTGATGGTAACCGACACACCCGCTTTCACTAGGTTAATGAAAGGTATTTTCTTATTTGAAATCATATTCTTGATTTTATCGTGTGCCTCGGTTAGTGCCCTATTCGTTTTTCGTCCAGAAAATATCATTTGGTATATTGTGCCGACATTTTTCTTTGTCTGGTCGTTTGTTAGAGTTTGGTCTTATAACACTTACCTGACTCTATTCGTCACGAACTTTTTAATACAATATCATGTTCTATTGCGATATCTTGAGGCGTCAGTTGAAGAACGTGAACAAGTTAATAATGTGTTCGCAGATGTACCCCTTAACGAGAACTTCAAAAATTACATAAATAAAAAGGTCTAACATGAAATCCTCCGAACTAAAGGCTATAATCGAAACGCAGCGGTATATGATTGCATCATTGTATACATCTCTTTCTCTGGTAGAGACAACAGATTCAAATCTACTATGTATGAAATTATCTATCGAGAAGATGTGGGAAACGACTGAAATGATCGACGAATCCTTCAAACTCGGAGCTATGACACTAGAACAAATTTTTCAACACGGAAAGGAAATTGTTGCTTTACAAAAGCTATACAATTTATCCGAATATGATAAATCTCAGATTAACTGATGTAGATGATTTTATCAATACGAATGCTAGAACTATTGTTGCGTTCGTTAACCCAAAAACAATCCTTTCCGCTTCTACTCTTAGAATTCTGAAAGAAATAGAAACAGATAGTGTCAAGATTGGATGGGTTGATGTTGAAGATGATAAGGGTGTATTCAGTAAATTCACTCTCCGTATTATACCTACAATTCATGTTTACAGTAATGGAGATCTGGCTGTTAAGTTAAACCTCCCATTCTCTAAGAAGGATCTGGAATGTTTGATAAATTAAATCAAATCATCACAATCCTGAAAGGTGTTTCTGTAATAGTATTCTTCTGTATAATGTCATACGGAATCATACAGATTATCGGATCAGTAACCAGAATTGAATCGAATTTGAATGCATTGACCGTACAAATAACCAAAGAAATCCCACAGGTAAGATCGGATTTTTTCGGTACTCTTTCAGACACAATCACGAAAACAAACAATAGACTATACTCAATAGAAACTAATCTATTCAAAAGGATAGACTCTATAGAATCAAAGACATTCGTTGAGTTAGAAAAAACAAACGCAAGTATACAAACAATCTCAGATTCAATAGTATCATTGTCTAATGAATATTCGAAAATTCCTGGTGAAGTACAAAAGATTTCCGGTTCAATTGAACCTAATATTAATTGTGAAATAAACGATTACTGCTGGCCGAATCTATTCTCCGATCTACTCATTGATTCAAGAAATATGGTCAGAGACGGATCTAATACGTTTACTTTGGTCAATAAAGAAGTACCAAAACTTACACAAGAAGTGAGTAAGGTATCTACTTCTTTATCTGTAGAGATCCCAAAAATTACAGAAAATTCTACAAAGATTACAGACAATATCCAGAGATTGACGAAACCAAAATGGTATGATCGTCTAATCGGTTGGGGCGTCAATGGGTCACTTGTTTGGTTTAATATCAATCGTTCGAAATGATAAATAAGAAAGGAGGTAATGATATGACTTGGTTAGTAAATTTTTTCAATAATGTGAAGAAATTCTTCACTAAATTGTTTGGTGCCGATGCTGAAGTTTTCATGAATCTACTAGAGAAAGTTTCTCCTTTAGTTAATTTGGCTTATCCGATTGTCAAGAAAGTTGCACAACTAACACCAAATAAAACTGATAATGAAATTCTAAAGGCTTATGAATCTTTTGGTTTTCAACACCTTTTCAACAAGAAGATGGATAAGGGTCTTGCCCTAAGAGAGCTTTCTAAGAATGTTCTAAGAGCAGCCAATCCAGATCCAATAACTGATTATATTGCAAATACTGCGATTGAATTGGCATATGCCAAATTCAAGGAAGAGCAGGGCAAGTAATGAAATCTTGGTTTGATTTCGTCAAATCAATAGAATCTGAAGGAGGATCTGTATTGATCCTGATCCTCCTTATTATTCTATTTGCGGCATTTGTGAAACTCGGATTTAAAGACGCAGAATCTCAATTATACTTTATTCTTGGTGCCTTAGTTGGATTACTCAAGGGTAAGGGCGGCGCAGATCCTAATGACATTGAGAAGGAAAAATGATTTAATGAATGAACTAGAATATTATAAGATATATCAAGATGTTATTGACCCGACATACGCAACCGAATTTTCTGCTTGTTTTGATATCCACGCTTATCTGAAGACCGGACAGAAGATCAGAACATTTACACCATCGAATAAAGAAATTCTAGTTGGTGTTACAGATGATTCTGTTTCAATTAAGCCTGGAGATAGAATGTTGATTCCTACAGGTTTGATCTTCAAAATACCTCAGGAGTATTCTGTTCGTATTCATATTCGCTCGTCGGTGGCATTCAAGCAAGGAATCTTCTTGGCTAACTCTGAAGGTGTGATTGATTCGGATTATTTTCATGAGGGATTTCTTATGACAATCAATTCCAGTTCACAATCTGTTACAATCAAAAACGGAGATAGAATTGCACAAGGTGAGTTAGTTCAGAAGATATCTAATAGATTATCACAAATCTTCGAGAGACCAGAGCAGATGACTGATAGGATTGGTGGAATCGGTTCTACAGGGAGATAATTTAATATGATTTTGAATCGTGGTGAGTGTCTTGATTTTGATGATGTAATGATTCAACCCACAATTACTAGAATTTCTTCCAGATCAAAAGTTAATCTAGAATATGAATTTGGTACAAATAACATAACGTGGAAGGGTGTTCCCATTATAGCATCTAATATGGATAAGATTGGAACTTTGAAAGTTTCTAAGGTCTTATCCAAATATAAAATGCTGACTTTCTTGCATAAGTATTATACAGTAGAAGATTTGAAAGGTGAAGATTATGATCCTGAATTTATTGGCATTTCTGTTGGGGTTTCTCCTAGTGAGTTTGAGAATGCTAAACAAATATTAAAGTATAATCCTAACATAAAGTTTATTTGTCTTGATGTGGCTAATGGATATATGCTATCATTTCATGATATCATCATGGATTATGTATTGGCATTTCCAGACAAGATTGTTGTTGCAGGTAATGTTGTAGATTATTCTGGTGCTTGGAAGTTATCCGAATGCGGTGCCACGTTAATTAAGTGTGGTATAGGTTCCGGTGCAGTATGTACCACACGAGCCAAAACTGGTGTCGGTCTTCCGCAATTCACCTGTATCCAAAAATGCGTCGGAGAGTGGCCACAAACACCAATCGATATTATGTCTGACGGTGGTTGTAAAACACCCGGAGATATCGCAAAAGCTTTCGGTGCTGGAGCGAAGTTTGTTATGATTGGTGGGATGCTTGCAGGACACAATGAAACAGGAACCGAAATTTACGGTATGTCTTCAGCCGAAGCGATGAACTTATATTCTGGTGGAGTTGATTCTTACAGAACATCAGAGGGGAAGAGAGTTGTGGTCGAATCTAAAGGTCCATTGGAAGATACTATAAAAGATATACTAGGTGGTTTAAGATCAGCCTTATCTTATACAAATTCTTCTACTTTGAGAGAATTCATCGGCAATCAGACATTCAATATAGTACGCAGACAACTTAATAACCTATTTGATTAAAATGAAACACTTATTTCGTGAATTGAAATCTTGGGCTAAAGATCTGGATATAGAAGTTCAAGTGGATTCTACTTACTATCATTACGCACAAACAAAATCGGAAGATAGAATAGTAAATGGTATTGCTGGTTGTGACGGTAATATTGTTCTATATTGTGATCGTGATAATGTCGATTGGTCTTATATGATTTCTATGTTAATTCATGAAATAGGACATGTTATTTTATTTCAAGATGGAATATCCTGGCATACAGAAAAAGATGCATGGATATGCGGAATAACAGTTGTTCCTGATAAGTTTAAGCACAATAAACTCAAAGAGCATTGTATAGAATGTCTCAAAACTTACGATTACAAAAAATTCGGCTGGTTGGACGATCTTCTCTGAAAATCCGTTTGTTATAAATAGTTATATATCCTATTATTATAGCTATAAGGATCAAGGAGAAATAAATGTCACTTTGGGGAAATAGAGAAGTAAGCTTCCTTTCAGGAACATCAGTAAATACTGGTGGTGCTACAGGTGTAACAGTTACTGGTGTAGGAACTTCCTTCCTAACACAAGTAGAGAATGGTGATCTACTCACAGTTGGATCTACGAAGGCAGAAGTATTAAGAGTCAATTCGAATACATCATTGACCGTTTCTTCTCCAGTTTTTATTGCAGCAGGTTCAACTGGTTTTTATGTAACTGAGTTACCTAAGTATCTATCCGAAACAGAAAAACTCACTCAGACATTTGGTGTAGATACAACCGAAGCTGGTGCAACTGGCTTTAAGGGTGCTCACGCTGGATGGGTCAAGCGTACTGTAGGCACAGGGGGACGTTCTGGTAGAGTTATTGTAGAAACTCTAGTAGCAATGGGTGTTCCTGCTGCAACAATGCGTGATGCAGAAGATGTAGCCTTCCCAGACGCCTAAACCAATCGGGGGAACTTCGGTTCCCCTCAAATCTTAAAGGATCAATCATGAAATCTATCAACATCAATGATATTGAAATCGAAATAGATGATGGAATTGAAGTCGTTGTTGAAACAGACGGAAAGATTGTAATTCGCACGAAATCGCAACCACAATGGTATTACTATCCAATTTATCCTTCTTATCCAGTTATATCATATGGTCCTTCAGTAACATCCACATTAAATGGTTGACAATAGACGAAAAATAAGATATACTAAATAGTATACGGAACGCCTAATGGGTTCCAAATTAAATTACTCGCTTAATAGGAGATAATCATGACACTAAGACGTATTAACTTAGACGCAACACTTCCAAGCCTTTTTTACAATGATGTAACTTCCTTCTGGACTCAAGAAGCAAAGTTAGCTGGTACTTTCCCGCCATACAATCTATCTAAGAATTCGGATTCTACTCAATTCAATCTAGAATTGGCTGTTGCTGGATTCGGACCAGATGACGTTGAAGTATCTGTAGAAGATAATCAATTAGTCATCAAGGGAAAGACTACTAACGAAGGACTTAATGAAGGATGTACTTATGTACATAAAGGAATCGCCGAAAGATCGTTCACCAGAACGTTCACTTTGGGGGAGTATGTTGAAGTTAAGGAGGTTACTTATAAGAACGGTATTCTAGATGTCTATATGGAGCTAGTTCTACCAGAACATAAGAAACCCAAGAAATTTGAAATTAATAGTAAGTGATTCAACTGGGGAACTTCGGTTCCCCTTTTTATCGAAAGGTATTATATAGATGAAGATTATTAAATTTGGTGCAGAATGGTGTGCGGCTTGTAAAACTTTAGATCCTATTATCGATGAGTTGATTCCTGCAAATCCTTCACATGAATTTGAGAGGGTAGATGTAGATGATGAGAATAACTTTGAATTAACTCAGGAATACAAAATCAAGTCACTACCAACAACCGTGATTTTGAATCATCGTGGTGAAGAACTATATAGGTTTGTTGGTGTCAAGAAGAAGCAGACTATTCAAGATTATATCGATGATTTATCATGACATCCGATAAAGAAAAGATTCGAGTATACGAATCACTTCTGCATAGAATCCAACTCTATGCAGAAGTAACTATGGACAATGAACGCCTTTCTAAACTAATAAGTAATATCTGTCGATGGTCTTATGCACATCGAGCGGGTAATGGTACATTTACTGAGGACCAACAAAATGAGTACATTGAAAAAGAATTCCATAAGTTATTGGAAGGATAAATTAGAAGATTTGATTTGGGATGTTGGATCATTCTATCAAAAATGGTTGAATTATATTCGATATCGTACAACGAGGAGATATCACATTGTTGATACTAAATTAGAACCAGGATATTATGAATCTGACGAACGTTTGTTACATGCTAGTTTTTCTATTCTTGTTGATTTCGTTGAGGTCGAAGCGGCATGGATGAAAGTAATATTTGATGATACTAGATATTCTAAGTTATCTTGGATTGAAAGAAAATTCGGATTATTCCGGTCTGCCGAAGATGGCGTGGCTTATTTGAATCATCAAATCGAAGCAGGTATGTCCAACAATCATAAGGAATTTTATAAAGACACTTTGTTCCTATATGATTGGTGGACGAAGACCCGCCCACAAAGAGAAGATCCTTTTGTTCTGGGTGGATATTATGAACTGTATCCGGACTCAGGATTGTTTATCGATGAAATTGTTTCTGGTGATGATTCTAAGGGAATTTCGAAAAAAGTCAGGGCAATGTTCAAACGAGTGAGAAGAATTGAAGATAATTACAATAAAGAAGACGAACAGATGTTAATTCGTCTAATCAAAATAAGAAAATCTATGTGGACCTAATATGACTAAAGAATTAATGCAACCTATTTTAGATGCATTCGTAGCCTGCGGCATCGAAGATATCTTTCTAAAGAAGGCGATCCTTGCCAACATTCAGAAGGAATGTGGAGGAATCCCTTCTTCTGAGAATCTAAACTATTCTAAGACTTCTAATGCAAGAATTAGATCTATTTTTGGATCTAGAGTAGCTAATTTCACCGAAGAACAATTGAATGCAGTCAAGAAAACTCCTGAATCATTCGCCGAAGTGGTGTATGGTTCGAATACCACTTTGGGTAGATCAATGGGAAATACACAACCAGGAGACGGATGGAAATTCCGTGGACGTGGATATATCCAACTTACGGGTAAGAACAACTATATTGTATATGGTGATATAACTGGTTTTGATCTGGTAAATGATCCTGATTTATTGATTAATGACCGAACGATATCGGCAATTGTTTCAATTGAGTTTGTGAAGCGTGGATTGAATAAGAAATTAACATTCACATCTCAAGAAGAAGCTAATAGAGCAGTCACACAAGTTATCGGAGGTCGAGGATTGAACCTCAATGTCGGATACGGTGCCGAATTACTAGCCAAAGTTAATAAGTTCGCTTCAAAAATTGATTTATGAAATATGAAGTGAATGCGCTGGTTTTATCAGATCTACATTTAGGTACAAATGCCTGTAATGTAGATCTTATTGTTTCTGTATTGAAATTTATCGATCCAAAGATTATTATATTGAATGGAGATGTGATAGATTTTTGGCAATTGGGTCACGCTAAATCTTGGACAAAAGATCATAATAACATACTCAGGATGTTATTTAAATTAGCCAGAGATGGCAAGACGATCATATATTGTACAGGAAATCATGATGAAATTTTGAGAGATTATACGCCATTCTCTCTGGATAATATCTATGTTGTTGATCGATATGAATATTCGTCCGAATATAATAGAATCCTATTCATTCATGGTGATGCTTTCGATTTTGTAATTAAATCTAACAAATGGTTAGCTAGAATTGGATCTATTGCATATGATTTTCTAATCATAATCAATAGTTATTTCAATAAGATTAGAAAATTGTTTGGTTTGGAATATTGGTCACTTTCTAAGTATTTGAAGACAGAGACTAAAAAAAGAATCGGTATATTGCGGCAATTCGATGATTCAGTTGTAGAATACGCCAAAGAGTGTGGATTCGATAAGATATCTGCTGGTCACATACATATCCCAGAACGTAAGATAATTGATGGGATACTATATATCAATACTGGTGATATGTGCGAAACGGGTTCGTTTCTCATTGAGGAGTTGGATGGGAAACTGACCTTAGTAACTAATTTTGTATCTTGGAAGAAAACTCTTGACTAACTTACTAAGTATGTTGTATAATAGATTATGGATAAAATTTATACTAATATACAGTCTTGGGGTAACACCCTATATATACGATATCTAGATGGTGGAAAAAGAGGTCAAGAAAAAGTTACTGATTTTCATCCCAGAGTTTGGATTCCTCTCTCGGATAAGAATAAACAAACTAGTACATTCACTACTATTTCCGGATATCCTGTTGTAGAATTCGATGCCGGGAATATTACGGACACGAGAGAATTTATCAAAAGAAATCGTGATGTTGATAACTTCTCTGTATATGGAAACATACAACCAGAATACCAATGGATTTCTCGGAATTGTGAAGGAACAATTGACTGGAAGATTGGTGATCTTGTTATTGCTTATATCGATATTGAAACTACATGTGAGAATGGATTCCCTGATATTACAGTGGCCAACGAAGAAGTTAATGCCATTACAATTGGTTTTTCTAACTTAGAAAAAAAGATTATCTTGGGTTGTGGGGAATACAATAAGACCTTACCTGGGAGTGTTTATGTGAAATGTTCTTCCGAAGAGAATCTACTCGAAGAATTTATTAAGATCTGGAAGTCGAATTATCCTGATATTGTTTCGGGCTGGAATGTTAAATTCTTCGACATTCCTTATCTCGTGAATAGAATCAATAGGTTATTCGGCGAGAATAAAGTGAAGGCACTTTCTCCCTGGAAAATAGTGAGAGAAAAGACGGTTGAAATTATGGGTAAGACGCAAATGACTCATGATTTATTCGGGATATCGATTTTGGATTATCTTGATCTGTATAAGAAGTTCACTTATTCGAATCAGGAATCATATAAGTTAGATCATATTGCATCGGTTGAGCTAGGCGAAAAGAAGTTAGATTATTCTGAATATGGATCGCTACATCTTCTATATAAGATGGATTGGGAAAAATTCATCGAATATAACGCAAAGGACGTTAATCTTGTTGTTGCACTCGAAGCGAAGATGAAATTAATCGAATTGGCTGTTACAATGGCATATGATGCCAAAGTTAACTTCGCAGACGTTTTCTCTCAAGGTAGAATGTGGGATGTGATTATATATAATCATCTTCTTTCTAAGAATATAGTTATTCCTGACAAACAAGATCATATGCAGGAATCTATTGAGGGGGCTTATGTCAAAGATCCTAAGCCTGGATTCTACGAATGGGTTGTTTCATTTGATTTAACTTCGTTATATCCTCATCTAATCATGGGTGGTAATTTTTCACCGGATACCATCGTAGATAAAGTCGTGAATGTGAGAATTGATGATCTTGTGAATAAAACTACCGATCTCTCTAAGTTGAAGGAATTCGATTTATCGATGTCTGCTACTGGTCAGTTATTCAGAAAAGATAAAAAAGGCTTCTTGAATGAATTGATGGAATGGATGTTCGCACAACGTAAAGAATACAAGAAAAAGATGATTGACTCGCAGACACAATTAGAAGAAGCGAAGAAGAAGGGACTGCCGACAAAAGAAATCGAGAACGATATATCGAAGTACAAGAATCTTCAGATGGCCAAGAAAATCGCCTTGAATTCTGCATATGGCTCAATTGCAAATCGTTATTTCCGATACTATGACAAAAGAATTGCCGAGTCAATTACTGTATCTGGACAATTAAGTATCCGGTGGATTGCCCGAAAGTTAGATGAATACCTCAATAAGTTATTGAAAACAGATAAAGATTATGTCATAGCAATAGACACTGATAGTGTAGTTGGTGATACTCAAATTTATGTTAATGGTAATAAGACTACAATCTCAGATTATTATGAAAGCATTCCAGATAGCAACTTAATTAAGCGAGATATATTGAACGAATCTTTCGTTAAACAAATAGATACGAATGATGTTTCTTATGGTTTAGATAGAGATGGCATTTGTGTAAGTAAATCCATCAAATATATTATGAAACATAAAGTCGAAAAGAAGATGTTCAAAATAACTGTTGATGGAAAATCTGTTATTGTTACAGAAGATCATTCGGTTATTGTTAAACGAAATGGAGAATATATTTCAATTAAGCCTTCAATGATCTCAATGGATACAGACACCTTAGTTTTTATAAATACTACTGAGGTATCTAATGTCAAAGAAAATAAATGAAGACGATATTAAGCTTAAATTGAATCAAAATTTTGCGATGTCCGATGAAGATGCTGCTCGAATTATAGATTTCAGTAAAAATTACTCTGGTAGTCTTAATTCTATTGTAAAACATCTGGATTATTTACATACAAAACCGACTGAATTGTGCCCAAATCTTGTTGATCGCTATTTAACAATCAAAAGTCTAAAAAAAGGCATAACATTGTATAATTTTAGATTAAAACATGGTGATGAAATCGGTACAAAGAAGTTTGACGAGTATAGATTAAAACAATCAATAACAAATACATTCGAGTATAAACAACAAAAATATGGTTGGACAAGAGATCAATTTGATGAATACAATAAATCACGTGCAGTAACAGAAGAGAATTGTATTAGGAGACATGGGGTAGAAAAGGGGAAGGATATATATAGAAAATATTGTGAAAAACAAAGATATGTTGGGGTTGCTCTTGATTATTTTATAGACCTCTATGGACAAGAAGAAGGCACAAGAATATATGAATATTGCAATAAAAGTAAAGCACACACATTAGATAATTATATAAAGAGATATGGTGATGATGGTGTGGAGAAATTTGAACAATATATATCAAACCACTCGGTTACGGGATACTCCAAGTCTTCACAAGAGTTTTTTGTTGCATTATATAATAACTACTACCAAAACAAAACAAATAAAATTTATTTTGCAACCCACAATAAAGAGTTTGGTATTTTAGATACGAAATCCGGAACATACAGAAAATATGATTTTGTGGACATTGACTCTAAAACTATTATAGAGTATAATGGTGATTATTACCATGCTAATCCTAAAATTTACAGACCCGATGATGTCATTTCATTTCATAATGGTATGAAAAAAACAGCAAAGGACATATGGAAAAATGATGAAGAAAAATATGATCTAGCAAGGCAACGTGGTTACCAAGTCATATATGTTTGGGAATCTGACTGTAATGATGATATGAAAAGTGTAATAGACAGATGTGTGAGATTTTTGGAAGAGGTTAATAATTATGCATGTAAAAGAGAGTAAAGATTATATTATAGAAGATTTGGGTGTACAAGAAGAATATGTTTACGATATAGAAGTTGAAGATGTGCATAATTTCTTTGCCAATGATATCCTTGTGCATAATTCGGTGTATCTGAATCTCAATGATCTAGTCAAGACTTTTATCAAGAACAAATCGAAAGAAGAAACCATCAACATCTTAGATAAGATATGCGAAGAACGACTCGTTCCATTCATCGATAAATCATATGAAGAATTGGCAGATTATATGAATGCTTATTCACAGAAGATGATTATGAAGCGAGAAGTTATTGCAGATCGTGGTATCTGGACTGCGAAGAAGAGATATATCTTAAACGTACATGATTCTGAAGGCGTAAGATATACAGAACCAAAGTTAAAGATCATGGGAATCGAAGCCGTTAAATCTTCCACTCCTGCATTCTGTCGGACGAAGATTAAAGAAGCACTCAAAATCATGATGACTAAGGATGAAGCCGACTTAATCAATTATATCGAAGAAGTAAAATCTGAGTTCTTCGGACTCAGACCTGAAGATATTGCTTTCCCTAGAGGAGTCAGTACACTTCATTCATATTCTAATTACGATACGATCTATACCAAAGGAACTCCTATTCACGTCAGAGGATCTTTGTTATACAATAAGATGATTAAGACAAAGGAACTAGACAAGAACTATTCAATAATCAATGAAGGTGATAAGATTAAGTTCTTGTATCTAAAAGAACCAAATATCATTCGGGAGAATGTTATATCCTTTCCTTCAATTCTACCTACGGAATTAGGGCTTCATGAATATGTCGATTATCAAACTCAATTCGATAAATCATTCATCGAACCACTTTCTATTATCCTGAAGGCGATTGGATGGAATCATGAACGAAGAGCTTCGCTGGATTCGTTCTTCGACTAAGTAAACGATGTGGTAGCTCCACTTATTAAAACAGCAAAGGAAAAAAATGAACAAACTATTAGATAAATTAATGAAAGCCGGGACAATTAAATCGGCTGATGTATTGAGTGATACACCATTTTTCAACATGAAGGATTGTGTTCCAACCGAATTGCCTATATTGAATATTGCATTTTCTGGTGATATTGATGGTGGACTTGTTCCTGGTTTATCAATTATTGCTGGCGAATCGAGATCATACAAGACTCTTCTTTCGCTTTATTGCATGAAGGCTTACTTCAATAAGTATCCTGATTCAATTGCTTTATTATATGATTCTGAATTTGGTATTACACCAGAATACTTAGAAATGAATGGTATAGATGCATCTAGAATCATTCATATTCCAATCGAACATATTGAACAACTTAAATTCGATATCGTGAAAAGATTAGAGCAAATTGAACGGGGTGATAAAGTATTCTTCATGATCGATTCGATTGGGTCTCTTCCATCGAAAAAAGAAATTGATGATGCGTTAGAGGAATCTTCCGCCGCTGATATGACCAGAGCAAAGGCAATCAGATCTCTTCTTCGTATTATTACACCACATCTTACAATGAAAGATATTCCTTGTTTGGCCATAAATCACATTTATAAGACAATGGAAAAATTTTCCAAATCCATCATAAGTGGTGGACAATCTGTTATGTTATGTGCAAATCAAGCTTTCATTGTAACTCGTGCGCAAGAGAAAGATGGAACTGATTTGGTTGGCTATAACTTCACAATCAATATCGAGAAGTCACGATTCGTCAAAGAAAAGAGTAAGCTAACTTTTCAAGTTAAATTTGATGAAGGTATTTCTAAGTATTCTGGATTAATGGATCTCGCACTTGAATCTGGACATGTTATTAAACCAAAACAAGGTTGGTATCAGATTCCTGGTGATGAAAAGAATTATCGATTCGCAAACACAAATACCCCCGAATTCTGGGACAGAATTGTGTCAGATAATTCTTTCAAAGAATTTATTACATATAAGTTCAAGTTAACTTCAAAGTTACTTGAATTGGAAGAAGATGAACCAACCGAAGAAATGATTGAGGGTGAAGTATAATGCAATTGAAAAAAAGAAATAAAAAAGTCAAATCGAATGACACTGAGATCGTTCGTCCGACTAGCACCCCTATCCATGTTCCGGATTTGAAGGCTTCTTTCTTTGTTGCTGACACCGATGATTCGGAGAAGATAATGGTCAGGTTAGATGAGGGTCGATATAAGGGAATTATTATCGAGTTATGTGATTTCGAGTTTGTGGATGATGCGTCATCCACAATGAATTTCACGTATGATGTTGTTTATTCTCCAACCGGAACTATTCCTAATGATAAGACATTCGAAGTTATAATCAAGAAAGTATCTAAAAAGATTATCGAATATGCAGTCAATAAAGCGATGGAAGTCGTAGATACATCAAACTTGACACACATAACAAAGTAAGTTATACTATAGTTATACTATGAATATTGAACATGTTATCCTGAAGAACCTCATACACGATGAAGAATATGTAAGATGTACAATCCCGTTCATTAAACCGGAGTATTTTTCCGATACGAATGACAGGACAATCTTTAAACTTATCTCTAACTTTGTATCAGAATACAATACTAGACCATCAATTGAAGCCATGAAACTCATGGCTTCTGAGTCTAAGCGAATTACTATTGAGAACTCCGATGAAATTTGTAATTTGTTGGATAGTTGGTCAGAACGAGATGGGTCTAAGTTGGAATTTCTCATTACAGAAACAGAAAAATTCTGTAAAGAAAAAGCAATCCACAATGCTATATTAGAGTCGATCAAGATTATATCTGACGACAAAGACAAACGTGAGAAAGGTGCGATTCCTGAAATACTCAAAGATGCCTTGGCTGTTTCGTTTGATCCTAATGTCGGGCATGATCTCCTGGACAATGCCGAAGCCAGATATGATTTTCATCATAAAACAGAAGAACGTATTCCTTTTGATATTCAGAATTTAAACCTCATTACATCAGGTGGATTGCCACGTAAAACATTGAACATTATTGTGGGTGGAGTCAATACAGGAAAATCACTCGTAATGTGTCATATGGCTGCATCGAATTTGTTGATTAACAAGAATGTTTTGTATATAACATGTGAGATGGCAGAAGAGCGAATCGCCGAGAGAATTGATGCGAATCTATTGGATATCACAATGGATACCTTGAAGAGCATATCTAAGAAACAATTCTTAAGGTTGGTTGATGGACTCAAAGACAAAACAACAGGTAAATTAGTAATCAAAGAATATCCCACATCTACTGCCTCGGCATCGAATTTTCGATTCTTATTACATGAACTAGAGTTAAAGAGAAACTTTATTCCGGATATCATTTATATTGATTACATGAATATATGTGCATCATCCAGAATCAAGAACAACGGTAATGCAAACTCATATACATTAGTGAAAGCTATTGCCGAAGAATTGAGATCATTGGCTGTCGAAATCAATCGACCGATAGTTTCAGCAACACAATTTACGAGATGTCTTTCTACAGAAACTTTGGTCGAAACCCCAGAAGGAAGTAAGAAAATATCCGAATTATCTATTGGAGATAAGATTTTAGGTACTAATGGATTCGTTGATGTTATTAATGTATACGAGAAAGAAATTACTAAAGTATATAGAATTACAACTAAATCTGGAAAACAAATTGAATGTTCATCTAAGCATGTCTTTCCAACGAAAAGGGGAATGATTTCCATAAATGCTGGCCTAACTGTTGGTGATATATTATTTACTGCTACTCATGAGTAGCAGTAAATAAATTCATAAATAGATATATGGATGTAGAAAAAATACTAAAAAAACTAAAAAGAAAAAAAGATGATTTGACAATATCTCAGTATAACGAAATTGTTATGTTTTCACAATGTATTACAAAAAACAATGATAAAATATCAGATTCGTATATAGTTAGAACATTATCTAGACAACTAGATTTAAATCTGACTAATTTATATGAAAAATATGTTACATATATAAAAACAATAAAACCTAAGGATTCGACTTCGTTACATTCATTTGTTGTTAGATTTGGTGAGCAGGGTAAAGCAATGTATGATGAGCGCATAAAAAGCTGTCCCCCGAAGCTATCATCATACATAGAGAAATATGGTGAAGATGAAGGTAAAAAGGCATTCGACCAATATAAAAAGTCTAAATCGATGTCATTAGATAATTGTATAAGAAGATACGGTTTAGAATTAGGTACTATAAAATATAAAGAATATTGGGAAAATACATCATTTGGAATGAGTAAAGAGAAGTTCAAAAAGAGATTTGGTCTTGAATGGGAAAACGAATATAATAAATTTGTTGATGCTTGTAAAGGCAGAAAAAATCAATTAATTGAGAAATATGGTGAAATTGTTGGTAACGAAATATGGAATGATATTCAAAATAAAAAAGCATTATCATGCAGTAAAGATGTATTTACAACAAAATTGACTGATCAAGGATATTCAATCGAAGAAATTGCTGATTTAGTGAACAACAGATGGAATACATTATCTAAAGAATCGTTTATAAGAAGATATGGTAATGATGATGGTGTTATAAAATATGACGAGTTCTGTATGAACAATCGAAAAAATAATAGATTATGTAGAGAATATTATGACAATATGTCACTTTCTGATGACGAGATAACAAGTAAGATATTAGATGAACAAAAGAGAATGAATTCAAATATCAAAAAAAGCAGCAAAGCAGCATATAATTTATTAAGGCCAATAGCAAATAAATTCATTGAAACTGGTTTATGTGATTCATATAATTTGGATGATGAGTTTAGAATTGATTTAAGTAAGTATGAAAATGAAATTTCAGGTAATCATTTTTACTATTATGATCTAACATTCACTGATTTAAATTTGATTATTGAATATCACGGTAAAATGTATCATGAAGATGTTGATTATTTATCAACAACAAATCTTTCATACGAATATTTTGAAAATAATTTTAATAAAGATTTATTTAAGAAATTTGTAGCAGAAAGGCGTGGATTTACGGTTATTGTAGTCAGAGAATGGCTCTTAAAGACAGATAAATTGGAATTATTCAAATTTATCAAAAACACATATAATATTGAGGAAAATCAATGGGTACATCTATTTGTTTAATTGAAGATGATATTGTTTCTATCGAAGAGTTGCCGCAAATGTGTGAAACAATTGATATTACTGTTTCTGGTGACAATTTGTTTGTTGCTAATGATATTCTCACTCATAACTCTGGGATGTCTAATTCGGATGTCGAAATGACAGATATTTCCGAATCTATTGGTACTGCTCAGACTGCCGATCTCGTTATTGCCTTAATCAATACCGAAGAACTAGAAAAACTCGGTCAGATCATGATTAAGCAATTGAAGAATAGATATAATGACGTAACAAAAAATAAGAAATTTCTTGTTGGTATCGATAGATCTAAGATGAGAATATATGATATAGGTAATGTTACGATTGATGGTGAATATGGAATCCAGGATAACGTTCCCGATTACGGAAAGTATGATGATTGGAATGATTATTCCGATTCACCCAAACAATCTAGTAAGTTTTCTGATTTCAAATTTTGATAAATACTAAAATGGAATTCAGATCATTCAGACAAAAAATAAACGAATTAGAGCGTAATGTAATAGGGAAAGACTTTTCTACTAAGGAAGGCACTTTCCCTTCTTTTTTTGAGTTTGACAAAAATTACAAAGATTTTCCGCAAAAGATATCATTCAAAACGAAGTCTGGTAATGTGATCCTTAGATACTATCAGAAAACAAAAGATACGGTTTATGTTGTTCCTTGGTTAATGGATGGCGACGAACCACAATCAATCGGAATGCTGCACCTATACAAGAGACCAGTCTACAACGCATTCGGTTATGATTTGTATGAAGTCAAGAATGCTTATCTCAAAGAAGATCATCAAGGCATGGGTATTATGCCACGAATTTATCGTGAGATTGTTGCACAAGGATATAATATCGTCGCATTAGATACACAATCGACAGGTGCGAGAAAGATGTGGTCTAACTTCTACGGCAAAGAAGGATATGATGTTTGGGGAATTATTGGGGTGAGATTTTTCGTAGAACCGGAGAGAGGTAGAACAAAAGAAGATTGGATTGAAACTATTAACATTTCGAATAAATTCATAACTCTACCAGAGAATCCTGAGTTGTCTGCTGTTGTTCTTACGGATAACGGTGTCGAAGAAGTTAAATCAATGTATGTGGATACTGAAGGTTATGAGGAATTAGAGAGTGCTTTGATACTTACTGCACCTGGATCGGATCTGAGTGAAGACCTGGAATCGATGATGAATCTAGAAGAATTTCCAGAAGAAGAAGCATTGTATAAGACCCTGACTAGTATGTTACTAGTGAGTGCTGGATAAACAAAAAAGGGAACCCGAAGGTTCCCTTTTCATAAATTAATAGTCACATCTAATACTTTTTCTGGTTGAAGTGCAGCCAACCATTCGGTTGCATTCTTCACCTTACCTGATCGTCGCATATAGAAGTAAGAATGAACCTTCGGAGTGAAATTATCCTGGACATACAAGGCGAATTCCTTTTGGTTCTCGAATACCTCAAAATCAATTTCCGAATACCAGAAATCATCTAACATAGCGACAGTCGTATCCACATACTTCTTAATCTCATCGAAACGAACACGCAAATCAGGGAAGTATGCAAACACTTCGGAATCTTCGCCAGTGCGAATCAATTCAACAATTCGCTTGTCGTTAATTGTGTCCTTTAAGTGATGAATCAAAATGTACTTCTCAGACTTAACCTTGATTCGATTAAAATTAGAATCGACCAAGACGAAACCTTCTTGGTGAGAAGGATCTAGTTCCTTTGCAGCAGATACAATCTCATCGATAGTTGACATCGAGAAAGATCGAACTACATCAAAGCTATCTTTATAGATATCAACCGGAAAATGAATTCCGGATTGAGTATCACGTACACCAATAAGAGTTAGCTTACCTTCATTATCAATCTGATTAGTCACAACACGATTGTACTTCGAAGTTAACTCAAAAAGATAAGTGTTACGAGGATCTAGATCGGATTCAAAATAAAGTCCTTCATTGAAGATCTTCCAGAACAGATCGGCGAAAGTGAAAGATTCTTTTCCGACATTGCCGCCAGCATCGGGTGAACCCTTCGTTGCGACATTCCACTTTCCGGCATAATGATAAACAATCATCAAAGAACCATCGATCTTCTCCTGAGCAACAAATGAGTTCCAGTTAAAGATATCCTCATCCACATTCTCGCCCCAATTAAAGAATCGATCAAAAGGACGTGCGACAATCTTCCAATCATTTGCACGATCAAGAATGATTCCACGAGCCTCCCGGACCATAGGATGATCCTTGATCTTCGACGATTCAATTTGATCGTAAGTGAATTGATAGAGATCGGGATATTCACGGTGCTGCTGAGAATAAATTCCGTACTCGGAAGATAACTTCAGCCGATCACCCCAATTTTCGATTAGAAATTTCTGTAGATGAATCATTATCCTAGTTTCTCTTCTGTGAAAATTTGAACTTTTAGCTTGGCTTCTGTGATATTTGGATATGTACCCAAATATTGTCCTTTGTAGTAAGTTTTAAATTCTACAAAATGATCTACAACATATAGATCTTCCTTTTGACACTCAGAACAATCGCAACACCCACCAGCACGCTCTGTTCGCTTGAATGAGCGAGTAATGGTATTTCCTACAACTGTTCCGATCTTTATATCATCGACCAGTAGCTCATGATTGTTGTTCTTCCGACGCCATTCGAATTTCATTCGTGATACCTTTTCCTTTTACTTCTTCAGATTTAATAGTTCGATTTCTTCCGGAGTCAACTTAGCAAGAGCGAGGGAAATCTTCGCTTCCTTTGCTTGGAGTTCTCTTTCTTTTTCAATTGCCGCATTCAACTCAAATGTAACATCATCCAACCGATACATGATATTATCATCGTATTCGTCTGGTAGAATTAGCGGAAGACTGCGTTTTTCGCCATAAGAACCGATTTTGCGAAAGGTGAATCTATCGTCTCCGTACGAATTATTTGCTGTCAATTCTAGCAAATGAGGATACATCATGTATCCATGAACAAGTTTCAAGAGTGTAGATGGGTAAGAATTCGAAAATTCTTTCCACCCCATCAACACTTCAGCCTCTTTACGAATCATTTCCTGCTGCAAACGCACACGGCGCTCGGCTGCACTTTCACGTTTCTTTTTCATACTTTTATTTTACCTCACCCGAATGCAGTTGTCAAATTAAATGTTCTTCCACGTCACCAAATGCCGTTTGGCTACAATCTCACCACGTTCAAATACGTTCCAGGTGCCTTCGATTATATACCGTTCATGAACATCTTCATCTGATCTGACGGTAATTATAGAACTCATGTGTTCTTGGTCCCATGGGGCAGTAGATAATCCAGAACCACTACAAGCACCACATTTATGTGGGTGTGGATTCGGATTTACCCCTACACCATCGCAAATTGAACATTTGGTATTAGTCACCCTTTAATTATAGAACGCAAAAAAATATTTGTCAAGGATTTACAAAATTCTCTTCGTTAGCTATACTATGAATATGAAAACGTTCAAGGTGATCTGGTACAATCTGGGATATGGTCCCGAGACGACGTTCTATAGTGTCGAGGATGCTCTTGCATTCATTAAATGCAAGGGATTCGAAGGTGCCGTATGGGAAACCATTGACGGCGAACAACGCCTTATTTCTTCTTGGTCGCCTATTGGAGGAACTCGTTGGCACCAAGAATGGAAGTTTGATTGACAAATCCGTAGCGACCAGCTATAATGAAATAGAGGAAAACATGAAATTCTTTCACTTCAGTCAAAATAATTCTTTCGGTCGATTCGAAGGACCGCATAATCTAGTCGTCGAAGCCGAATCTGCGACGGATGCGAATGAACGTGCCCAAGATTGGGGCGTTTATTTCGATGGTGTAGAATCAGGTCTAGATTGCCCTTGTTGTGGTGATCGTTGGTATGAACTATGGGAGGGAGAATCCGGAAAAGATTTTCCTCACGTTTGGGGGGAACTCGTTTGTCCAATAGCCTTTAAGACGAACACCCTAATCATATACGCCAATGGTTTTCAGATGTATGCTAAATTATTGGAATAATGGAGTATCATATGCCACCAACCAAAGAACATTTTTTCGATAGAGTCAAGTACTCAACCAATCAGATTGATTATGATTCATTCTTCAATTCATTCGAGAAATTCATCGCCGAACTCGAAGAAGATGAATTAATAGAATTCGTCGATGAGATGTACGATGTGGTTCTTCAGTACTATGATCCCTTCTACATTTATTCGGAGAATGGAACTGACTATAAGTTTGGACAAATGCAGCAGCGAATCATTGAACTCTGTAAGGAAATCTTAGATGAAAACTGAACACGTGGCAACCTTTTATCGTAGAAGCGAGTCTTTAGATTATACCTTTGGCCTCGATCTTCTACGCCAGACCCAGAACTCTGGTAGTGATGAACACGAATTGTGGATTCTCGACTATCCGTATGATTCCGATGTAAGGCTACAATGGAATTATTGTCCATCGATTTCAGAAATTCATCGGGCAATCGAAAAAATCATGCGAATTAATTGACATTCACACAATTAGACGCTATACTATAATCATGAGCAGCGAAGATCTCTCCTACATGATTAACTACTGGGATTTTCTGATGTCTGAAGAAGAGTATGCCTTGTACTCTTCTTTGATTTCCGGAATCGTTTGTGAGATGAATTAAGGACGAGGAATATATAAAATGACTTGCAAACCGACCCTCACAGAAAAAGAATTCTCTGACGTGCATAATGCGCTTTGTTATTTACGTTTCCTTCAGAATGATCTAACACCAATTCTGAACGAAACCTATTCAGTCAAACTCTCGGATATCATCAAACTATTTGAGGGTGGATTGGCTGGTGCATATGCACAGGATAATGCGTCATTCGATCAGAAATCAGAATATTTTGAAAATATTGCTGATGGATATGGATTTGACAGTACGTGGAGTATATACGAAATCTCTTGCCTCAATGAGAGGCATCCATTTCCTAAAAATATCGAATTGAAGTATAGAGATCATTGGGGTCCTGATATAGTGATTCAGGAAATCCCTGGAAACACTTGGTTGGATCTGTGGCGTGCTGCCGACGAAGCAATTCGAAAGAGCGAAGACGGACACCACATTTTCATCGAAGGTTTCGAGTTGTCTGAAGATGGGCTATATTTAGAACTTTCTACTGGCAGCTAGTTGACATTCTGCCAACGAGTTGCTATACTAAAAGAGTCATGAAAAACATCACCATTCAAAAAGTGCAGACTGGAATCTTCCAGTCGTTCATTAATGGAGTTAAGACCGATTGGGAGATCGTCAACGGTTGTATGGGTACTTCTGGACGTGGACAGAATATCTATTGCATGTACAATACGAAGACCGGAAAAATGATTCCCATCGGTTCTCTTCAGGGTGCGAAGAAATCTCTGATCTACACCCTTTCGAAGTAGATGACAACCAACTAAAAAGAGGATATAATAAAAGTATGAGTATGAATTTCTCTTACGTACAATCAATAATTCCTGGTGCTGTTGAGTCTGAATGGCACCAGCACCCTAATGGTGGCGGATGGGTCCAGAACACCGCTACGGTAGATGAGACAGCTTTCGTTGGTGTGAAAGCATTGGTTTATGGTAACGCCATGGTCTATGATGACGCCATGGTA